ACCAGGACTGGGGCGCCATGAAGGACGCCTTCATGATGTCCACCGCCGAGAAGGGCCTCAACTACGAACTCACCCGCGCCCTCTCGGCCGCGGCCACCAATGACGAGAAAGGCCTGATGCAGCTCAGCGCTGATCTCGATCGGCGCAACACGCTGGATCTGATGGCCGGCGAGCAGAAGTTCAAAATCGAAGGCCTGCAGACAGCCAACGCTCTCTCCAAGGACTACCTCTCCGCTGAGGGCGCCCAGTCCCGCGCCAACATCGCCGCCCAAGGCGAACAGGATCGCAGCCTCCAGTACCTGCAGAACACCGGCGCGATTGATGTCGCCAAGCAGCAGCGGGCCGCGGCGGAAAACGTCGCTGGCACTCAGGCCGGTGCCGACATGTATGGCGCCCAGCAGCAGCGGGCCGGCGCTGAAAATGTCGCCTCCACCCAGGCCGGTGCTCAGCGGTATGGCGCAGATCAGCAGCGTCTTGCAGCGCTGGGCGTCGCCACAACAGAAGCCGGCGCTGCTCGGGATGTCGCCTCCACCCAGGCTGGCGCTGCTCGGGATGTCGCCTCCACCCAGGCTGGCGCGCAGCGGTATGGCGCAGATCAGCAGCGTCTCGCAGCACTGGGCGTCGCCACAACAGAAGCTGGGGCGGCGCGAGATGTCGCCTCCACGCAAGCCGGCGCTCAGCGGTATGGCGCAGATCGCGGCCTGGATGCAGCCCGCGCCCAGGCCTTTGCTGAGCAGTACGTCAGCGAGCAACAGCGTGCCGGTGCTGAAAATGTCGCCACCACGCAAGCCGGCGCGGCTCGGGATGTCGCCCGCGAAGAAGGCAGCACCGCACGGGATGTGGCTGGTATTCAGGGCCGCACTCAGCTGGGGATTGCAGAAACCGAGGGCAATACGGCCCGCGATGTCGCCAACATCAGCGGCAGCTGGGGACTCTCTGGCGTGCGGCTGCAGGATGCCGGCGAAACCACGCGCACTGGCATGAACCTTGCCAGCCAGGAGCGGCAGATTGGCCTGACGGGCAGCGAGGCGCGTCTCAACATCGGCAAGCAGGGCGAAGAATCCCGCCGAACGATTGAGACAGAAGGTGAGCAGTCGCGCCGCAACATCCGCACCCAGGCGGAGGAGGGGCGCTATTCCGTGCGTGATGAACGCGAACACGCTGCAGGTTTGGCGACACGGATGTCACGCCGGGCCTAATCTCAGTGCAACAGCTGTTGCCTGATGAGTGAATTGCTCGTTCAACATGAACAGCCGGTGGAAGCCTGGCTGATGCGTGTCGATGAGCGCCGCCGCTCAGCTGTCCTCCAGTACGCCGCTGCTGAGCGCTCCGCCGTCCTCTCCTACCTCTACGCCGCACTCCTGGGCTGTGATGCCTCGGTGGATGAATGGGAAGCATTTGTCCTCTCCCGTTGGAAGAAGCTCGATCACCGCGCCCTGCTGGAGACGGAGATCATGGCCCTGCACGGGGACATCGCCGAGCTGCGCCGCCAGGTGGAAGAAGGCCGCCTCCGTGCTGGTGATGCGGCCACCAAGATCTCCTACCTCTCCAAGGAACTGCGCGGGCACATCGAGCAGGTCGGCAAGGATGTCGGCACCCACGATCGCCGCAGTCTTCTGCTGGCCGGTGTGGAGATCGCCAGCAAGCTGCTGCGCAAGGTCTTCGGCCGCGATGCGCAGGTCTGGCCGGCCATTGAAGCGACGTTGGAATCAGCCTGGGCGGACATCGAGTCCAAGCATCAGGGCAAGTAGGCCCTGGAAATTTTTCTGATGAAATTCCCTCGCGCAGGCGAGGCCCTTCACCCCTACCCTCCGGCCACAACGCCGCCAGACAAAAAGTGTTGAGCCGTTCCATTTTTGTCGAGCTACCCGAGAAGCCTGTCGCCAGGTCGCGCAGCTCGGTTGAAGTGGGAGCGCGGTTCGGACGCTGGGTAGTTGTGGAGCAAGCCGAGCCCGTTCGCGTGACGGATCGGAAGATGCGCCGTGGTTGGTCGCTCCACAGTGCTGTTCTGGTGGAGTGCGACTGCCCAGCCAAGACGCGGCGGGTCAAGTTGCTGTCTGAGTTGAAGGCGGGGAGGAGTAAGAGCTGTGGCTGCCTGCAGCGCGAGGCCGCGGCGGAGACGGGAAAGCGTCAGGTGGAGCACGGCAGGAGCGGAACCCCGGAGCATCGCGTTTGGCTGGCGATGCGCCGCCGCTGCTACCTGAAGTCGTGCAAGGACTACCCCGAGTACGGCGGCAGGGGGATCGAGGTGTGGCGGGTCTGGCGTGATGACTTCGGGGCCTTCATTGAAGATGTCGGCCCACGCCCCAGTCCTCGTCACACCCTGGAGCGACTGGACAACAACGGGAATTACGAGCCCGGCAATGTGGCCTGGGTGCTTCCCAAGACGCAAGCGCGCAACCGTCGCACCACGCTCTGGGTCTTCCACGGGGGAGAGACGATGTCCCTGGCCGAGGCGGCTGAGCGGGCGGACATTCCCTACAAGCGGGCCTGGGAGCTGCACAAGGCCAAGAAGTTCCCACCCGTGTCGCCCGAGGGGCAGGGCTGATGGAGCTGGCGCTGGCCCACCTGCATCGCGCCAAGGCGTTGGCGTCCGGGGTAGAGCGCGTCGAGTTTGAGGTGCCAGTCGAAGTGCGCTGTGCTCGCAGTGACTTCTCGGCGTTCTGTTGCCACCTCGGCAAGCCACCGGCTGAGCACCACCGGGTTTGGCACCGCGAGTTCATCACAGACAACGACAGCAGCCAGCTCCTGCGCTGTGGTGGCCCGAACACCGCCATCCTCGCTCCCAGGGGCTCCAGTAAGAGCACCACTCTTGGCCTGCTGGTTGCCTGGTTGATCGGCATCCACGCCCAGGCCGGGAAGATGCTGCGGGTGCTCTACTTGGGTTACTCCCTGGACATCGCTCGTTCTCGCTCTCACACGATCAAGGCCATCATCAATGGCAAGGAGTTCCAGGAGGTCTTCCCGATGGTGCGCCTGTCCAAGACCAGGCAGTCGGATGAGTTGTGGAGCATCGACTACGACTTTGCCGAGGTGGACTACAGCGGTGAGGATCCGTTCTCGGTTTGCGCTCAAGGCCTCTCGGGTTCCATCACCTCCCGCCGCTCGCAGCTGATCGTGCTTGACGACGTGGTCAAATCCTCCGAGTCGATCCAGAACCCGGAGATCCGCCGCAAGTTGATCACGAACTGGCAGGAGGTGGTGCAGCCCACGTTGTTAGAAGGCGGGCGCACCATCGCCCTGGGCACACGCTTCTCCACGGTGGACATCTTCGCCACCACCTTCAACGAGAAGAACGGCTGGCGCGTCGTCACCCAGCAGGCCATCGTCACCCGGGACGACGGCCTGGAGGAGAGCTACTGGCCGGACTTCTACTCCCTGGAACACCTCCGCCGGTTGCGCTCGGAGGATGCCATCAGCTTCTCCTTCCAGTTCCAGAACCTGCCCGTCTCCCGCAGCGAGGTGGACTTCCCGGCTGATTGGCTCAAGAGCGGTGAGCTGATCGAGTCCTATGACGCCCTGGCGGTCGGCATCGATCTCTCCTCCGGCCTCAAGGAGCGCAACGACTTCACCGTGATGGTGCTGGGCGGAATCATCGGCGATCGCGTTGAGGTGATCGACTATCGCCGCATCCGCTCGATGGGCAACCTGGAGAAGCTCGATGAACTCTGCGCGCTCCTGGCTGACTGGGGCGTGATCGTCGAGGGCGATGGCGAGCACGCTGATCAGTGGTTCCCCACCGATGTCCCCGTCACGATCAACATTGAAGCGATCAGTTACCAGCAGTCGATGCAGGCCGATGCCCGCAAGATCCTGCTGGATGAACGCGGCCTGCACAACATCGTCCTCAAGGCCGTCACCGGCTACCGCGGTGACAAGCTCACCCGCTTCCGCGGCACCTTCGGGTTGTTCCAGACCGGCCGCGTGCTCTGGAATCGCTTCCTCAACTGGGAGCCGTTCTGGCAGGAGATGATGAACTTCGGCGCCGGCGAGCACGACGACTGCGTCGATGCCTTTGTGCTGATGGTGCGGGCCCTGGTTGGTGTGGGCCGGCTCCAGCCCAGCTGGGGTGAATGGCGGGATGAAGACGGCTGAGGTCATACCCTCGCTTTCAGCGCCAGCGCACAGGGATGGATCCACTCCAGGGGATGATCGATCAGGAGATGGTTCGCCGCTTTGGCCAGGGTGGATCGAGTCTCCGTGATTTGATGCAGCAACCCGGGGTGATTGGCGGCTCGATCGGTGGCTCGATCAGCAAGCCTCAGTTACCGCCGCGGCCGGCCTGGATGGGTGCCGTGGATCTGGGTCTGAAGGCCATCCCGAAAGTCGGCATCTTCACCCGTACCGTCAACGCAAGGCCCGTGGGTGATGGCACCCTGGATCACGCCCGGCAGATGGGATGGGTGCGGTAGATGTTGCGGCCATACCCTCCCGGTGACGGCAGGTGGGTTGGATGAACGCTGCAGCGCGGGCGCGGTTTGAGGCCGGCAAGGCGAAAATCCTGCAGGACGCTCCCGCAAAGTACGAGGAGATGCGGGCCCGGGTTCAATCCGGTGAGCTGGCGTCGGATGCGCTGCCCACGGCGGAGGATTTCGCCCGCGAACAGGTGGAATCATTGCGGCGGATGTACGCCGATGAGTACGGCGCTGACACCGTTGCTGACGCCGCCCCTGCTCCCACCGCCAATGAGGCCCTCCCCGCGGCGGTGCTCGCCGCCAATGACGCTGCCACCGTTGCTGATCTGCCGGCCCCATCCGTCAAGGGCATGGTGTTTGCCGGCTCGCGCCCCTTCATGGAGGAGCTAATGGAGCGCTACAAGCAGATTCCTGAGTTCGTCCGTGAAGATGTCCTGGAAGGCCTGCTGGTTGGCGGCGGCATCGCCTTACCAGTGGCTCTGATGCCGAATCAGGATGGCAACGAACGCGCCGCCGCCCTCCTGGGGGGTATCGCCGCAGCCACCCTGGGCGGTGCTGCAGCGCGGCGGATTGGCGCCGAGATTGGCGGCAGACTGCATCCCGCTCAGCTCAAGGAGGGCAGCTTCGGTAGCAACCTGGGCCGGGTGATGGGCCGCGAGGACTTGATGGATCCCATCAGCGACATGATGGGCACAACCCCTGCGCCGGTGATCACCGGACGGGAGTACGGCCGCGCCTTGGGCCGTGCCGTGGGCGACGAGGTGTTTGGTGTTGGCGGCGCCATTGGTGCTCTCGCCCTGGCGCAGGCCATGGATGCAACACCCGATCCAGCGCCCCAGCCCACCATGGGCGAGGTAGCCCTTGGTGTGATTCCCGGGGCGGCGTTCGGCTTGGTCAGCTCTGGCCTGGGCGGCGGACTGATGGACTCGGTAGGAGTGATCCGCGCCGCCGAGGATGGCACCCTTGGCAATGACAGCAGTGAATTGCTGGCGAAATACACAGTGCTCGGGGAGGAAGGCGTTAAGGGGATCCGCAAGCGCTATGGCAAGGGCTGAGGCCATACCCTCCCGGTGACGGCGGGTGGGATGGATGGCTGGATCACCGTTTGCGGCGGATCGGCTCATTGCCTGGGCGCAAACCCCCTTCGGAGAAGAAGTGCTGGAGGGCACCCTCGGCGGCTTGATGGCAGGTGTGCCCATCGCCATGCAGGGTGACGCCCATCCCGGCGCCGCTGCCCTGACAACAGCCAGCGCCATCCTGGGTGGTATCGGCATGGGGATGGCGGGCCGGCGCGTCGGTGCCTGGCTTGGCGGGCGGTATCGAAAGGGCGCACCACTGGAGGATCAGGCTGGGCTGGCGGCCACCATCGGTCGCATCGGCGGTCAGGAGACGATCGGCAAGGCGCTGGAGGAGAGCGGCAAGATGCTGCGTTCCCAGGTGGCGGACTATCTGGTGAACCGCCAGGCCACTCAGATGGTGCGCGATGGCGAAGTGCCTCAGGCCGTGATGGATCAGCTGATGGGGTTGCGCCAGGCCAATGGCTTTGCCGATGCCATCAGCAACGCACCACCAGCAATCCGCAAGCAGCTTGACGCTGCCCTGGCGGCCGACAGCGCCACCCTGCGCCAGGCCATCAACAACCCCGCCCTGCGCCAGCAGTTGTTGCAGCAGTCAGGGATTGATCTCGATGCCTTGGCGGGCCTGGAAGCAGATCTGGTCAACCGCGCCAATGCGTCGATGCCCGAGGGCTTGCATCGCCTGGCGGATCGCCTTGGCGACACCACAGCCGTGCAGAAGATGCCGCTGGTGACGCCAGAACTGCTGCGTGCCGTTGCCGACAACGACGCCGCACCCATCACCGGTGAGCACGTAGGTCGGGCCGTGGGGCGCTTCATCGGTGACGAGGTGGGCATCATCGGTGGCGTGGGTGTCGGCATGCTCGCCGCCAACCAGCTGGGGCTGGAGACGCCCAAGGATCGCAAGATCCGTGAACTGGAAGCGCAGCTGGCGGGGCGGTCCTGATGAGCCGGCCCTTTCGCTTGGTCGTTGCCGGCGGCCGGGACTTCCAGGATCCGGCTTTCCTGGATCAGGCCCTGCAGCGCTCCCTGCAGGACTACGGCCCGGCTGAGCTACTGCAGCAGCTCGATGAGGCCCACCCTTACGGGCCGCTGCAGATCGTCAGCGGCGGTGCCCGCGGCGCCGATGCCCTCGGGGAACAATGGGCGAAAGCTGCCGGCGTGCCCATCCAGCGCTATCCCGCCGCCTGGGACGACATCGGCGCCCCCGGTGCGGTCGTTCGCACGAACCGCCAGGGACGGCCCTACAACGCCAATGCCGGCTTTGCTCGCAATGCGCTGATGGCGCAGAACGCCGATGCCGTGCTGGTGATGCCCGGCGGACGCGGCACCGATCACATGGTCAAGGTGGCCCAGGAGCAGGGGCTGCCGGTGTGGGATGCGCGTGGCGGCAGCCTCGATGCCATCCAGCTACTGGCGGCGCAGAAGGCCGCGGCCGCTGGTGATGCCACCTTTCTCATCGACTCGACGGCATCCCATCCCATTGGGCGGCAGTTCAGCCCACTGGTGGCCCGGCTCAGTGATGGCCGCACCATTGAAGAGGCCTACCAGCAGGCCAAGGGCTACCCCTCCTGGAAGCAGGGCAAGGGGCGGCCGGCGAAGGTTCAGGGCTTCGACTACGAGGGGGTCTATCGGGATCTCTACAGCCGTTTCGCCCAGGAGAATCCCGCCCTGATGGATGAGCTGGCGCAGGCATCCGCTGGCGCCAGGCTGGTGCATCCCCGGGCCAGGACAACGCAGAACCCGGCCGTGGTTCTCACCGAGCTGCTGACGGCACGCCAGGCCTCGCCTGCGGCCGACGCAACAGTGCTACCTGGCGCTCAGCGGGCGTTTCAGGTCGTCTCCAATCGCGGCAAGTTCGATGTTCTGGGCATGCGCCAGAACGGCCAGACGATGGCCACCGTCAAGGCGCCAGGCGAGCCGGGCTGGCTGGGCAACCCCTATGTCGCCGATGATGCTGGCGGGCGCTACACCCGTCAGCAGGCCACGGAGAAATTCGGTGAGCTGATCCGCGAGAAGGCTGCCGATCCCCAGTGGCGCGCAGCCCTGTTGGGGCTAGAGGGCAAGCGGATTGGCTACTACAAGCCCGAGGAGGAGTTCATCCACCTCAACGCCCTGAGCGATTGGATCCAGCAGGAGCGCCCCCAGGCCACCACCTCTGCAACGGCGAAGGTGCCAGTGGCGGAGCAGCTCAGTTTTTTCGATGATGCCCGCCGTTTCGCCGGTCAGGCCTGGCCGTGGATGGCGGGCCTCGGTGGCAGCGCTGCGCTGGTGGCCGCGGCGATGCAGCTGCAATCCAGCAGCCCCGAGCAACCGCCATACCCTCCGGCGTAGCGAGGGTTCCCCGTGAGCTTCGACGCCACACGCTTTCAGTCCATCCTTGAGGCGGCCCGCAACCGCACCGTGGGCGATGGCGTCGACACGATGGTCGTGGCGGCCCATCTCAGCCAGATGCGGCTGTTCATGCTCCGCCAGGGCATCGAGTTCTTCGCACGGCAGGATTCCTTCAACCAGCGCCGCGAGTTCCTTCGCCGCGTGGTGGACTTCAACGAGCTGTCCTCCCGCTTTGAGTCGATCATCGACTCGTTCCTGATCGATGGCAAAGGGCTGCTCTACTTCCGCCCCGCCCGCGATCTCTACCGCATCCACTACTTCTCCCAGGATCAGTACCGCACCTACTACGACGAGGACGGCTTCCTGGAAGAAGTCCAGATCATCTACTCCTTCAAGGTGCGTCCGCCCCGGGGCTTCGGCAGCGCCCTTGGCACCAGTCAGCTCGGCGGCGCAGAGGAGCGGTTCTTCGCTGGTGCCAGCAATGGCGAGCTGCGCTGGATTCGGCTGCGCGTCTTCGCTGATCGCATCGAGCAGGCAATCTCCCCCGAGCGTCCCCAGTTCGGGGAAGAGCTGGTCGCCGGCCGGCCCGGCGAAACCCTGGTCAACTCCCTTGGCTTCATCCCCGCCACCGAGGTCTTCAACAACCGCGGTCTGCAGGCCGGCAGCGGCCACGGCGAGTTCGACTGGGTGGGTGGCTACATCCTTCAGCACGATCGGATGGTGAAGGCGATCAAGGGCAACCTGCGCTTCTTCGGGACACCCACCCTCGTCTCCAGCCGCCCGCGCCACGATCTGGTTGAGCCTGACAGCGAGTCGAGCACCGCTCAACGCGCCACCATCTCCTCCTCCAGTGGCTTCGTCGGCCTGAACCGGGCTTCCACCCGTGTCTCCCAGCCCACCGGTGGCGGCTACTCCGAGGGCCTGCGGGTGCCGCGGATCATCGCCAATGTCGAGGCCGCCGATCGCGTCGGCTACATCACGCCGGATCCGGTCAGCGGTGATCTCACCGCCTACGCCCAGGCGTACCAAGAGATGATCCGCGCTGCCCTCGGCGGCGTTGATGATCTCTCCATCTCTTCCGGTGCCACCGCCTTTGAGGTGCGCACGCTCTATGGCCGCGTCGCAACAACGGCCACCCGCAAGAACCGGGATCTGATGGAATACGGCTTCTGCCGGATCTTCGCGCTGATGATTCATCACGAAGAGACGATCTTCCGTGAGTCATTGGCGCAGGCATTGGGCCTGGTCAAACCAGAACCAGTGCTGCCAGAGCAGTTGCCGCCGGAGGAGGTGGATGCAGCCCGCGCCAAGTACGACAAGGCGTTCACCAGCTGGCAGCAGCAGGTGGCAGAAGCCATTGAAGAGGTCAAGCAGACCGGCGACATCCCGTCGGATGTTGTCGGCTTGATCCCTGATGGTGATGCACGGGTAGACTGGCGCTGGACGGGTCAGGTTTTTGAAGACTCGCCACAGGACATCCTCAACAACTCCATCGTCTGCCGGAACCTGCAGGAACTTGGTGTCTCCTCGATCGAGGGACTCCAGTACCTGTTCCCGCAGAAAACACCAGAAGAGCGCGCTGCCATGTTGAGCGGCTATCCGTTCCGCATGGTTGAAGCGACACAACGCTCAGCTGGAATTTTCATCGACTTGATCAGAAGCGGCTTCCAAGTGCCGCATCCACAAGAGCCGGATCTGCCACTCGCCGCTGATCCACAGCTCGATCTCGTCCCGTACATCTACAGGACACTTGATCACCTCAGGCGAGAACTCTCCTATTCCGGTCAGTATTCCGATGTCGACTTCGCAAGTATCCCCCCAACCCTCAGCGACGCCGATCGCCTACGCGCCACCCGCGGCGAGCCAACCGAGCTGGAACGCGGCCGCGCCGACCGCCGCGCCAATGCCGCCCAGCGCCTCGATGCCACCTGGGGTCATGCCTCAGATGCAACCGCAGGCGGTGGTGCCTACACAGCCCAGCTGGGATTCGGCAGCGCAGCCCCAGGCTCAGCCCTGGCAGGCGGCGTTCAACCAGCTGATCGGCGCCCCGATGCCGCAGCAGCCATCTATGGCATGGGCGGCACCCTCAGCTATGACCCCACAAGGGTTGACGGCAGCGCAGACGGGCAACTGGGCAGTCCCGCAAATGCCGCAGGCAATGCCCTCGCCTATGGCAGCCCAGACCTACTCGCCCCCAGCAACTCAGGCGTACTCCCCCAGCCCGGTGGAAGTGGCCCAGTGGGCGCAGCAGGCCGCGGCGGCGCAGATCGTCCAGCAGCAACCCGCCGCTCCCGCCGCTGACGGCTACCTCAGCGCCATCTCCGATGAGTCGCTGGAAGTCCTCAGCCACTTCGGCGCGGAAACCCCCGCCAAGCTGAACGCCTATTCCATCCAGGTGGAAGACGCCCTGCTGGAGTCCCTGGGCCACCAGCAGCAGCAGTCCCAGGTGATCGCCGAGCAGCGCGACTACATCGAGCGCGTGCAGGCTGTCCTGCAGGCTGCTTCCGCAGATCGTGAGGCGATGATGACGATCCTCACCGATCCCGCCACCCTCAGCGATTACACCCTCAAGTTCTTCTCGGAGGACGGCCCCTATCCGGTGCAAACCCCGGCGGAAGCTGCCCAGGCCGCGCTGGAGCAGGGGATGGTGCAGAGCGGTGAACCGCTGATGCCCCGCGCCGAGAACCCCCGGATGGATCCCTACGGCGAAGCGCTGGCTCAACAGCAGGCCCAGGCCCAGGCGTTCCAGCGTCCGCAGATGCCCCCGATGCCCAACCCCGCCGCGGCCTCCAGTGGCCAGATTGGTGATCCCTGGTCCCAGTTCTCGCAGCTGATGGACACCAATCCTCAGGACGCCTGGAAGGTGCTGGCCACCGCCCCGGCTGACGCCGTGCGCCGCAAGGTGCTCTTCATGGAGGGTTGAGCCATGCCTCGCTCACTGAAAGGCCGAGGTGTCGTCAGTGACACCCCCACCTATGAGGAGGGCGCTGCCGCAGCGCCTGGCGCCGCCCCTCGCCGCACCTCCGGTGGGGGTGGGGATTACCCCCCTGAAGATCCAGCGGTTGAAGAGTATCTCGCGCAGGCCGTTAAGGAAAACGGCAAGACCTGGCGGGAGGAGCGCACCATCATCGGGAAGGCCAGGGCTGGCCAGGATCAGGGTGGGTTTGCCATCTTCAATTACGAGAAGAATGGTCGCACCATCCCCTATGCACCCGTCCTTCACAAGTACAAGGTGAATGGCCAGTGGGTGGAGGAGCCGCTGGATACGGCCTTGAAGAAGGCATCTGAAAACAGCGGCCGCACACCGCTTGAGATCATCGAGGAGGTGAGCGAAATCCCGCTGGCCAATGCCACTCCCGATGTAATGGCCCAGGCCCGTGAGATCACGGCGGGCAAGATGCGGGCAAACCAGGAGCTGACAAGCAGCCATCTGATGGGCATGGCCCACGGCGCCGGCCGCGCAGCGCAGCAGCTGGGTGTCGATCTGATGGGCGAAAGCGAGGAGCAACAGCTGCTGGCCATGAAAATCCTTGGCCTGGAGAAGGACGCCCTTGCCTCGCGCTTTGGCGCCACCACCTCTGTCAGGCCTCCCGCGGACATCGGCATGCCCAGCTGGATGCCGCGGATGAACAACCTTTCCCCCGTGCAAACCGGCATGGCCTACGGCGCTCTCGCCGCTGGCACCGGTGCTGCAGGACTGGCCCTGGCCAATCACCTGATCGCCCAGGGTCAGCAGCAGGCCAACCCGGTGGAGTACGCCGCAGCAATGCAGGCCCTCAACGCCTACGCCTAACCCAGGAGGATCTGATGGCGATTCAATTTCGGAAGAACCTCGGGGAGATGATGGCCCCGGGGATGAAGGGACAGCAGGATGCTGCCGCCCTGATGGAGTACCAGGGCGGCGATTTCCGCCTGGCTGGCACTCCCGCCGCACCCCAGGCGCCGCCGATGCAACCACTGCAGCGGCAGCTCGACATGGACATGGAGGCCAACCGCCAGCTCAGCGGTGAGGTGTTCTCCCCCGGTGCTCCGGCATCGCCGCAGACGCGGACGATTGCGGCGGACACCCCTCAGCAGGCGATGGCCCGGGAGCTGCACTTCAGCAGCAACCGCCAACTGCAGAACGCACAGATCGATGGCGAGAACGCCATGCGACTGGCAGAGACGGTCGCTCCGGCCCAGGCCACTCAGCGCCAGCTGGACGCTCTGCGCGGCGCGAGTGCGGGCTATCAACAGCCCGACACCACTGATGCGTTCGTCAAGGCGCAGGAGTTCGCCAACCAGGCGATCTGGGATGTGATGCCAGCCCAGGGCCGGCAGGTGGTGGACAACACCATGCTTCGCCTCTCGCAGAGGGTGGGCTGATGAACCCCTCGCTTCACCTGCTCCCACCGGTGGCGCAGGGCGCTCAGCAGTTGCGTAACCAGGCCGCGGCTGATGCTTGGCCCAATGCTGTTCGCTTCCGGGATACCCCTGGTCGCCGGGCTGGGAAAGTCGCCGAACGCGCCGCCTATGAACGGGGCGAAGCAGCTCCGGTTCGTGGTGCCACTGCTACGGCGGTGGCGGCCGATGGGCGCTTTGAAGGCTTCGGCGGCTATCAACAGGCCCTGGGGTGGAACGATCTCACCCCTGAGCAGCGGCTGATGGCGGCCAAGGGCAACTTCATCCAGGCGCCCCTGGGTGGCCATGTCCGCAACTGGGCGGCGCAGCAGGGCCAGGATTGGATCAACCATCGCGGCGGGCAAACCGCCGAGCAGGTTGCCGCCGGCGTCCTGGCCACTGGCGTCGGCTCCTGGGGTCTGCTCAGTGCCATTGATGCGCTCAACGGCGACAGTCAGACACCCGGCACCATGCCAATGGTCTGACGCGGTAGAACCCAGTCGGCGCAAGTTGGCTGGGTTCCATACCCTCTCCGCAGCTACGGCGAAACCTTGAGACGCTTCGCGGGATCGAATGAGGTGGCTGCTGCTGCAGCACGCCACACCCAGTCGCCCACCGCGGCGCAACCGGGCGAAGGCCGCCCTGAGGCCAAGGCCGGCCCACGCCCTCGCTTTGCCGGTGAACGCAACATCGGCCGCGGCGGTGAAAGCAAGCTGGAGCGCGAGCGGCGCATCGAGCAGTTCCGCGAAGATCACGCCAACCTCCGCTCCAAGGGCCTCAGCGATGACGCCGCAGCGCAGGAAGCCGAACGCGCTCAGCAGACCGGCGAGCGCCCTGCTCCCTCACGCCGTTACCAGATGCTCAGCGGAGCACGGCGGTGAGTGGCATCACGGCGCAACAACGCGCCCTGCTGGACACCATCAGCTACGCCGAGGGCACCTGGGACAGCAAGGCCAGTCGCCCTCGCTATGACATCACCTTCGGGTATCAGAAGGTGGATCCATCCAAGCCCCACCCGGGGCGGGTGGTGAGCAGCGGCGGCTACGCCTCGGATGCCACCGGCGCCTATCAGTTCCTCTCCCCCACCTGGAAGGGCGCCAACAGCGGCCAGAACCTGGCGATGACGCCGGAAAACCAGGACAGGGCCGCCCTGGAGTTGGTGCGTCGCCGCGGCGTCGATCCCACCAAGCCGCTCGACGGCGCTGCGCTCAATCGCCTGGCACCGGAGTGGGCGTCCCTGCCCACCAGCGCCGGCAAGAGCTTCTACGGCCAGCCGGTGAAAGACCGCCAGGGGCTCCTCGACTTCTACAACCGACGACTGGGAGCTGCGCCCAACCCGGGCAACAGCGGTACACCAGTCCCCGCCAGCAGCGCTCCAGCGCCTGCGGTAGCCGCTCCCGGCGGCGGAGCCGTGTCATCCGATGGCAACGGCGATGCAGGCGCCCTGCTGGCGGTCCTGGCAGCACGCAACGGCGGCAGCGGCGCTGATCTCACCCCCCTGCTCGCCGGCACCAGCAGCAACGTGTCGCCATTGACGGCCGCGGCGATCAGCAGCAGCCAGAACCTCAACACCTTGATCGCCGATCTGGGCAGCAGCCTCAAGTCCAGGCCAGCCGCCCAGGCCGTCAGCGCTGATCTGGAGGGGACGGGCCAGAGGCGCTTCGCCCAGTCCCCCTACTTCCTGGAAGCACTCAACTTGCTTGGTTGAGCAGCGGCGGCAGCATCGGCCGTTGTACCGGGATGCGCCGGTTGCGCTTCCGCTCCGCTGGCACCGGCGCCACACCGGCAGGGCCTGATTCGATCGCAGCCGACAGTGCCAGGCGACGGCGGCGCGAGCGACGCGGGATTGCCTTCGATGGCGGCGGCAGCTCCGGCTGGAACTTGCTCAGCAGGCAGGGAGCCTGCGCCATCCAGGTGGGGCGCAAGGCCTGCAGCATCGCCAGCAGATCGTCCTGATCCAGGAAAAGCATCGGGGCATTGGCGTTGCGGGGGCTGCGGTCCACTTCACCGCTGGCACCCGTCAGCCGGCTGATCCAGGCAGCCAGTAGATCCGCTTCTTCAAAGGAGATGCGGCTGAGGTTCAGCTGGCCCTTGAGTGCTCCAGTGCCGCGCAGGACGCGGCCGCGATCCGCCCACAGTGACGCGATGGCCTCTGCGCCGAGCAACTCCAGCGCCGGCTGCTCGATGCGGAACGGCCGAAAGCCACTCTCGGGATCCGCACCGCTCAGCGGATAGAGCATGTTGTAGGCCGTCTCAAACCAGCGGCTGGTGATGCGCAGCCGCCACTGGCCGCGATCATCTCCCTCCCCCTCGCCATCGGGCCCGAGGGGATGGAAGCGCGGTGCCTTGGCGGTCGGAATGAACTGGCAGATGCGCCGCCACTGGTAGTGGGCGTAGTCGCCAGCGCGATTGGGTTGGGCGATCTGCAGGACATAGCAACGGCTGTACAGGCAGAGCGAGCCCTTGCCCAAACAGAAGGACATCACCAGTCGCGTCAAGGCCGCCGATTCATAGGGGTTGAGGATTGTCCGTGGCGTGCCAGCCATTGCAGTTGCTCTTACACAGGCATAAGGGTACATACCATCCGCCGTAAGGCACACGGGAACAACCCCGGTTGCCTCCACACCGAATTCGCGCAGGAGGCGCTTTCCGTTTTGTGGATTGATAGGTGAACCTCACACTGTCCCCTCGATCGGCAACGGTCGAGTGAGCATCGGGTGAATTCAGGGAAGCCCCATCGGCATCACTTCTGAGCAGACCAGCAGCAGCTGGGAACCTTGACAACTGAGCACCAGCGACAGCTGCAGCATCCACTGCCGCTGGTGTGCCTGAAAGTGCTTGCGTCTCAGAAGCGCAGGCACGGGTAATCCTGAGCCAAGCCGGCGGTACACCGCCGGAAGGTGCAGAGGCCACTGGAGGGGTTCAGCCCCCTTAATAACCAGCACGAGCGCCCGACATCCTCAACGGTGGAGGATGATGAGATGGTCCAAGCCCCTGGGAAACCAGGGATCCCTTGAGTGATTTCCCCAAGATTCTTGGGGCTGAGCTTTATAGGCCGCACCCCACTTATGTGGCCGAGATGGCAATCGAGCCGGTCGTAGTTCACGACTTTAGCAAGATGCCAGGACAGACAGTTCAGCTTGATCGTTATAGCTACTGGGGAGCGCCTGGTTCTAAGGAAACCCGTCAGCGGAATCCTGATCAAACCATCGGCACTGCCAGCAGCCGGAACATCACCAAGCAGAAGGTCTTGGTGACGCTTCATGAATATACGGGCCCCGCAGATCCGGTGGAGCCCGATCAGCCCAGCACCTTCAAGGTGAGCCGGGAAAACCTGCTCACCGCTCAGCGCCTGTTGCTGGATACTGGCAACATCGGCGTCTTCCACCAGAGCATTGGTTCACTCACTCTGCTCGATGACTCGGCCGAAAGGCTGGTGGTCGCCTGACAGGTAACTGTCAGGGCAATACGGGGTGAATTGCTGGAAGCCCTTCCCCCTTCAGCAAGGGAAAAAGCTGGGTCGCCACAGCGGAGCCTGAGAGGGCAGACGCGACGGCTTGAAAAGATCCACGCCGCATGGGTAATCAGCAGCCAAGCCCTCCTGGGAACAGGACGGAAGGTTCAACGACTAGGAGCCGAGCCCAGAACGGGCAGTAATTGCTCCCACGAGTGCCCCGCATCCGTTTCAAGATAAGACAGGAATTTCTGCTTCTTTCTACTAAGGCAGAACAGGTTATGGGCTGGACGCCCATATATATAGCAGCCGAGGCGAACAGCGTTCTCTGCGTAAAAACGCAACTTCCAAGAGGCGCGGTCAGGTGTAAGGTTTGGTTTGACGCCAGCCACACGCTCAAGATGGACTCTTATCTGGTCAAGTAAAACCTTGCTACCAGAGGTGAAATCCATAGTTAGCGTGACGCCTCTTACGCTGATAGACCCGTCACCGTCGAAGTAGCCCCGGATTAAGTGGGGCATCAGTTCGTCGGATAGCTTGGGAAGAGTGGCGACTCTTGACTTTCGGGGGACGACCCCGTGAAGGATGAGCTGTCTCGCAGCTACGCCTGAGGTCAATTTGAGTTGCAGTAGGTTGCTGCCTGGCCTGGTTCTTCGGAGCATGTTGCTTCCACCAAGGCGGTTCTGTAAGTCCTGCAGGGCCTCTTTGTCTCGCTCGTGCAGGGCGATGGCAAAGCCAGTGGGGGTCCCTTTCTCCGTGACGATCCAGCCATCTGCAAGAAAGAAGCCAAGCCAGTAGGCCCTGTCTTCAGTTCCAATGGAACTGAAGTAGTGCTCGTCAACACCGGAAAGGCGATGGGAGAAGACACGCTTGGCACCGGGCTTTGGCTCGTAGCTGTCGCGGTAGCGACGCTTGCCGTGCTTCTCCGCATACGACTTCACACCTAGCTGCTTCCTGGCGTGGGTAGCAGCGGTTCTCGTGAGGCCGTAGAGAGCGCTGATTTCAGCGTCGCTCATCGTATCCGTGAGTCTTTCCATGGCCTCAATACCGAGGTCGCGTAGTGGGACGAGCACTTGAAAGCGGATGAAGATATAGTCTGACTCTACTCGATGACAAAGGGTAGACGCGGGGATAAAGAGCCCCGCGGCTCGCTTCCCAAAGCGGGTTCGGTAGACCGCCGCTGGCGCGATCGTGTGTTCATCAACGAACTCTACAAGGCTTACTCTCGCGGTCAAGCCAATGAAGAGCAGGGTGGTTACTACTTCCCTGGCGGCCTGAGTGAAGCCGGTCTGGCAACACCTGGCTATGATGTCTCCGGTGCTGGTGATGAGAACCAGGCCAAGTTCTCGGTGAAGAACGATCTACTCAAGGTCGTCACCGATATGCGTGCTCGCAACGTCCCGACGTTTGCGGATGGTTACTATCGAGCACTGGTCGATCCTGCCTTCCTCATGCACCTCAGGCAGGACGAAGATTTCAGGGAGATCGCACGCTATCCTGGCAACGGGATGGTGAATCCGATGCAGCCATTCATGGCGCCTAACGCATCGAATTTCCTGGGAATGGGCCCCGCCTATGGCCAAGCCGGCTTTGTAGCCGGAGCGCCAACGATGCCGCAGGGATTTCTGTTTGAGGGGTGTCGCTTCTTCGAGTCGACTAACGTCCCCGAATATAACTATTCGGTGTCGATTGATGGTGCGTCGGGCTTCTCGGCCAACACCGCGAAGAGCACCCGAGCTGCTACAGCGATGTTCTTCGGGCCGCAGGCAATCGGCATTGGTGTCGGCGGGAACAATGCGCAAGTCCTCATCAACAGCAATGATGACTTTTCGCGTTATGTGATTCTCATCTGGAGCCTGTTCGCGGGCTTCGAAAATCTGAATCTCGATTTCGTCACCATCGCCCACAGCTTCATCTACTCCGTCTGAATCTAAGGAGGACATTTCACCCATCCAAGAGGTAACTTTCCATGGCTGAGTCTTACAAGAAGATCTATCCCGGCAATGCCGTCGCTCACCTGAACGCCTACGCATCGCCCAACGACGACTTCTCCGCCAATGGCCGTGCTTCTGGTGATCCCCGTGATCGCAAGCAGCAGGCCCTGATGTTCTGCCCCGGCTGGCTGGCCGTGCGGAAGGTGGGTGTCGCTCACATCACGGCCGGCGCTACCAGCTGGGATTTCAAAATCCTCTCGCCGGATCTGCGCCCTGATGACAAGCCCCGTGCTGACATCACCGGGCTGTTCATTCCCTCCGGTTCTGTCGTCATCCGCGCTGGCTTCCGCGTTCCTGCGGTCAATGCCCAGCCTGGCTACTACAGCTCCGGCAGTCGTCAGGAGGCTGATGATCTGGGCAGCGGCCTGGTCGGTACGGCCACCGATCTGCTCGCCATCTCCACGGCTGCGATCTCCGCATCCGCCACTGGCTCGATCGCCGCTGGTGCCGTCCGCACCGCGTCGGACGGCACTGCCAAGATCGTGGTCGATGCAGCCGGTCAGGTGCCCACCGGCTTTGAGCTGGTGCAGACCGCCTTCGGGTCGCCCGTTGTCACCAACACCGATCTGACCCTCAAGCTCTACTCCATCGCCACCGCCGGCAACACCGCCGGCAGTGCCATCAGTTCCGCCCTCACCGGCGGCTGCTACGTGGTGGGCGAGGTGGTCTATCTGGTCCCCGAAGGGGTGGCCGGCATGGATTCCGTCTCCCTGCCCGGGGCCCAGTATTCCGGCTACGCCGGTTGAGCTGGTAGTCTGACTTCGGTGTAGGTTGTACTTCGCTTCGGGGAGGCTTGACTCCGAGCGAGAGCCCGGTCCTTGTGGCCGGGCTTTTTTTTGCCCAGTCGTCACCGGCAATCCCCTGTGCAACAACCGCAGTTGCATCTACCCTCACACCAGTCCAGCCAGCCACAGTCGTGTCCACCATCTATCAGGACAAGCGCACAGGCAAGCGGGTGAAGCGCGTCGGCGCCGAGGGAGGCAAGGAGGAGTTCGTCCTGGTCAAGGGCCAGGACAACGTCCCCTACTACGCCCTGCTCTCCAACCTGCTGCCCTGCGACGAGCAGGGAACGCCCGATTACTCCACCACCGCTGCCGGCCGGGTGGGTGAGGAGCCTGATGAGCCGATCCCTGATCCGATCATCGACATCGCCGAGACGCGGCTCAACGTCAACACCGCGACAGCGGAGGAGATCGCCAAGCGCGTGCCAGGCGTGGGCTACCGGGTGGCCAAGACGATCAAGGCCAACCAGCTCTCCCAGCCCGGCGAGGTGTACCGCACGCTCGATCAGCTGCGCTCTGCCAGCACCCGCGTGAACTGGGACACCGTCTTCTCCAGCAACACGCTCTACGTGAGCTGAGGCCGCGGCCATACCCTGCTGAGCAGGGGGCGAGTGGCCGATGCGGCTCAATCAGCACGACATTGACAGGGCCGCCTTTCACCTCGGCATGAATGAAGGCGCGACAGTCCCTGCTGGGGACATGGCGCGCTTCCACGAGGCGGTCAATCGCGTTCCGAACAGCCACTGGTACGAGCGGATCATCAACCAGCTGGATCGCTGTGATCGAGCCTGGGATGCCTCCGAGGTGCTGCGGGCGGTGTCCACCACCGGACAGATCGCTCCCAGCCGCACCCAGACAATCTTCGGGGATGCCAACCGGGCGATCAGCATCGCCGATCCCCTCTCAGCGGATACCCAGTACCGGGAGATCTACCTCAGGGAAGTCGATCGGCTGGCGGAGACGCTCTATCTGGCGAACTACCGCCGCGAGGAAGTGCGGCGGTATGCGTTTGAGCGCAGCGGCGGTGAGTTCATTCTGGCGGTGCCAGGCCCTGCGGATACATCGGTGGGTACACGCTTGCTGGAGGCCTCCGGCGGAATGGCCTGGGCCTGAGCGCTTCATACCCTCGCCTGAGATCGTCAGGTTGTTATGCCACCCACCACCCGCTCGGGGCAAAACAGCAATTTGAATGCGGGTGCCTGGCAGGGCATTCAGAACTTCTTCGGTTCTGGCATTCGGTCGATGGCGGATGACGAGCGGGCCCGGTACGGGATGGCACCGCGACCCAGCGCCCCCAACCCGGCCAATGCAGCAGTCCCCCCTGCTGGCGGCGTCCCTGCAGGGCGTCCTCCCTCCCGCTTTGCCAACCGTCAGGCGGAATACAGCCAGATGGCGCGGGCGGGTATTCAGGTGGGCCCCCCACCGTCTGGCAACCGCCAGCCTCCTGTGCCTGGCGCTGCCCCTCCCGCTGCGCCTCCGCCGCCCGGTGGTGGCAGCGTCCCCCCTGCGCAGCGCACGATGGCCCGGGTGGCCGCCACGGCTCCAGCTTCAGTCGGGAGCGGCAGTGCGCCGGCAGTCAGTGCCAGCAAGACGATGGCCAGTCCGATCGCGCCGGGCGCCAGTGATCTGGCCAATGCCTCCGCGCAGCTGCAGGCCCTGGGCCTGGGCCGCGGCAGCGCCGGCGGCGGGATGGATTGGAGTAGCGCCATGACAACCGCTGCACCCGCTGTTGATGGCGGCAAGATGATGGGCGGTTGGCAGCCACAGCCCGGTGCGATGAGCGGCGAGGGCACCATCGATCCGGCCGTGGCGTTCGGGGCCAATGCACCGCAGTTGAACCTGGGCGGTGGCACTGCCGCGGCCACCAACTTCAACCCGGCGGCTGCAGAGCCCACTGCTGGTGGTGATTTGGAGAGCCGCCGCCGCCGCGCCTTTCTCGATGCACCCGACTCCATGGAGGGCATGCGCCGTGCGCGGCTGGTGATGGCTGATGAGATTGCCGCCCAAGGCGGGGATCTACAGACGTTCGCCGCCGACAGCAATCAGATGCGGCCGATGTCGATGAAGCAGCTGGAGGGCTACCTGGCCCAGGTCAAGGGCGGCCAGGCACCATCAGCCGCGGCCAAAGGCAATTCGCCCATGCCGCAGAACTTCTCGCTCTCCAGCGCTGATCTGCAGAGCAGCGGGATCGATCCGGCGGTCGCTTTCAACGCGCAGGTGCCAGGGGCGGCGGCTGCTGCCGCAGCCCCGGCGTTCTCGATGACGGCCGCGGCCGACGAGGCCTTGCGGGCCCGGGGCCAGGAGGCTTTCAAGGTGGCGGGCACCGGCACCCTGCCGTATCAGGTGAATGCCCAGGCAGTGCCTGGTGTCGGCGGCGAGATGAACCCCACCGCTCTTTCAGCACTGGCGAATGCCGGGGTGGATGCCAAGGCACTCACTCCGCCGGAGATGGCGTCGATGTATGGCGCCACCAATGCACTGGCGCTGGGGCTGGGCGCACCCAAGGCTGGCGCCACCACCAAGCTGCCGATGCTCACGCCTGAGCAGGTGGAAGAAGCGCGGCGGATGCAGCGGGGGCCGTCGTTTGTGACGCCGCCGGCGGGCTTCAACTTCTACAACCGCTGAGGAGGCATCGATGAATCCAACAGCACGGGCGGCACGCCGGATGGATCCCGGGGCCTACCTCAGCAAGGGCAGTGATCCAGAAGGCAGCGGGGTGTTGAACAAGCGGGAGCAGGGCCGCGCCGACACCTTCTACAAGCAGCTGGGGCTGGCGTCACCAGCGGAGCAGCGCAGCGTGCCCAACAACCCGCGCAACTTCGATAGCCACAGCGATGCTGCCAACCCGGTGGTGCGCAGCAACCTCTATGGCGACTGGCAGCAGCTGCAGCCTGGCACCGCCGCGATGGAGAGGCCGCCGACACCACCCGCCGCGAAGCTGATCACCCAGCCGTGGCAGCAGAACGAGGCGCTGGCAATGCAGGAGGGCCTCAAGCTGCCGCAGATGCAGGCGCGCACCGGCTTCTCCCCTGTCCAGCAGCCGCCCAATGAGTGGGTGCTGAGCAACCAGCCGCCCTCGATGCCGGGGCCCTATGGCTACCAGGGCGCCCCGCTGCCGTCTCAGCCGTTGCAGGACTTCAGTGATCTGGCCGCACCGGTGCAGATGGGGCAGGCGCCGATGCCGGCATCGATGGATCTCGATCCTCGCTTTGCTCCGCAGACGGTGATCGGCGATCCGGCCATGGCCCAGTTCCCCTCGATCAAGGGGGAGATGAAGGGCAAGGGCAAGCCGCCCACCATGCCACCCACCGCTTGAGGATTTCGATGACGCAGCAGGTTCATCCCGGCCAGGCTTTCCTGGTGGACTTCATCAACCAGTCACTGCCGCAGCACACGGCAGCGCGAGCTGAGGCCTATGGACAGGTGCAGGCCTTGAGCGGCAATACCCTGCCGGTGAGCAGCGAGGGCCAGCGCTGATGAGCAAGAAGAAAGGCGGCAGCTCAGACGAAGCACGCCGCAAGGCACAGGAGGCCAAGCAGAGAGCTGAGGCTGCCCAGCAGAAAGCCCGGCAGTCGCAATCTTCCAGCCAGGGCGGCTCGGTCAAGCAGGCTGCAGCACAGGTGGGCAACACCTTGAACAGGAAAGATGTCAAGGATCTCAAGCAGCAGGGTTACAGCGGCAGCCAGATTCAGAAGGTGGCTGGCCGGGTGGATCAAGTAGGCCAGAGCGCCCAGCCCCTGCTGGATCGAATGGGCAGCGGCCGAGGTGGCAATGACGCCCGGCCGACGGTTGCAGCAGGCCTGGACGCGGTCGGCAAGAAGCTAAGCAAGGGAGAAGCGAAGGATCTCAAGCAGGACGGCTACAGCCTCAAGCAGATCGGGAAAGTCGCCGATCAGGTCAAGGCGGTGAAGCCCGGGGCAGAGCGGAAGATCAACCGCTGGCAGGACAAGGCCGCGGCGGCCAAGGAGAAGGCCGCGGCCGTGCATCACAGCAGCGGCGCCCAGGCGATCGGGGAGCTGCTGGGCAGCACCGGGACAGGGAGCAGCGAGCCGGCCACGCCACCGCCGGCCACCGGGCAGAGTTACGGCACGGCGGATCGGGACGGCTGGCTCAACGCCGAGCTGAATGCGATCGACACCTATGAGCCGGATCTGGAAGCGAAGGTGTTCAACAACTACCGGCCGACTGCGCTGTCCAGTCAACTGCGCGACGCGGTGAGCGAAGCCAACCAGTTCATCGACAGCACCCGCAGTAGCTGGGGAAGCAGCAGCCCATCGGTCAGCCCCAGCAGCCTTCAGCCGCGATCTTTGCTGGAAGAAGACGAGCAGAAGCGCTATGGCGTGAGCCTCGGGTTGTAGTGGCGATCCATACCCTCACCCCAGCGCAGTTGCTGTTATGAGCCGGGATCGACGGGAAGACGATCGCAACCGCGGCGGTGGTGGCGCAGACGGCAGGGATGAGCGCGAGCAGAAGGCGTGGAAGCAGCATTCCACCAAGCTGCCAGGCACCTCCGGCCACCGGCTCTGGCTGAACAAGGATGGCGGTGTCGCAGGGCGTGACAGCGACATCAACACGGACTGGATGGACACGGATGACGGCATGGGCTGGCGCTACAACCGCCAGGCCACCGCCCATTCCGCTGACAAGCTGAACCGCTATCTGGAGCGCAGCGGCAACAGCTTGCGAGGCGGCAAGGGCGCACCGATCGTGGATTACAAGGAGGTGCACCTGGAGCCCACCAGGACGGGCGGTGCACCCTGGATGTGGGCAAGGGGCGGTGCAATAGGAGATGGCGAACTGCCGGGCGGCAAGGAGTTCGTGCCGATCTACGGCGCCCGGCCCGAGCGCGAACGGGAACGGGAGCGGGATGGCAAGCGGAAGCGTCCTGAGCCGGCGCGGGATTCATCGCCTGGTGGCGGCGAATTCGGCGGCAGCGATGCCGCCAATGAGGCCATCAACAGCGGGCTGTTCGATGTCCCCGCTCGCCCCACCTGGGGGGAGGAGTTTCTGCGGGATTACACCAGCCGGGCGACGGGCAGTGACGGCATCGACCGCGATGCGCCGATCATGCAGTCCAACACCTCCCTTGGCCCCATCCGTGACGGCTACCCCAGCTCCAGCGACTGGACACCGCCGCGCACCGATGGCAGCGAGAGCTGGAACATCAGCCCCGGCGGAACCCCAGAGGACAACGCCGAGCTGTCGCGCACCTTCGCTGCATCCGCTGCCTTCCGTGATCGGCTGAACGCGATGGTGATGGCCTGAACCGCCATACCCTCGGCGCAAGCAGTCCCGTGATCTGAGATGGCGAGCACCAGCACCAACAAGGCGCCGCTGCTGATTGATCGGCCACTGCTGGAGATCAAGCGTCTCGACGGCACCAGCACGCCGGCCGGCTCGGTCGATCCAGCATCCGGCACCAACGCTGCCCTGCTGGTCGACTGCACCGCCAATGACGGCGCACTGATCGAGGTGGTGCAGCTGGTACAGCGGGTGGCGGGCAACACCACATCGGTGAACCTCTACCTCTCCACCAATGCCGGACTACTGGGCGCCGATGCGTTCTTCCTGGCCCAGTTCAATCTCTCCGGCGGCGGTGATCCCGGCGCCACCGCCGTCTTCCCCCTGCCATCCCTGCTGGCACCGGTGCCGCACAGCGGCGGCAATGACGCAGCCACTGACGCCATTCCCCAGTTCAGTGGGCTCAGGCTGGCCAAGGGCTGGGCGCTGTGGGCCGCGTGCAACAGCAGCACGCCGGTGGCCACCGCACCCAACATCCTGGTGCAGGGCGGCTACTTCTGAGGCCCAGCGCAGTGGGCCGGCGTGGTGATGGCTTTGGCGGCGGCGGGCGCTTTGATCAAGGGCTCTCTGGTTTCAATCGCCCTGATCGCCTGGATGTCGGCAGCGCGCAGCCGTCGGGCGTCTACCCGCGCAAGGGCCGCGGCCACGGGCAGATCGGGGAGGCGGCCTTTCCCGATCTCTTCCGCCACTGGAACCAGCGGGGGTCATGGGCGAGCTGGCGGCGGGGGATGGAGCTGGCGTTCACGCAGCTGAACCGCAACACCAGTCAGTATCAGCCGATCGAAGTGCTCTCCCTACCGGAGTTCAGTCCGCAGGATGGGTTCATCAGCCGGCGATCCCTGGCGATCGGCTTCACCTCTCGCCTCAGCCCTGAAGGCCGCTGGACGACAGTGATCAAGCCGCGGGGTACGGAGATTGCGCCGGTGGCGATCGGCGCCAACGCCCAGTTCGATGTCACCGCCAGCACCGATGACGGCCAGGTGACGCCACTGCTGGTTGTACAGCTGCCCGGTTGCTGGCAGCCCGGCGCGCTCGCCGCCGGCAGCGGCTTGATCGGTGAGCTGATCGAGGACTCGGCGATCAGCGCAACAGCTCTGGATCCTGATCCCGCCGACGGCATCGCCCTGCTCTGCGTCGCCGTCTACCAGGACGACGGGCTGATGGTCTTCGATGGATCGCAGTTCTGGCAGCGGCAGCGGCAGCGGGATGGCTCACTGCTGCTGCGGCGCATCCAGCGGCGGCCGGAGGATCCACCCCTGCGGTTTCGGGCTGGCCGCCATCTCACCCAGTCCACGGTGGTGAGCTGCAACTGTCCCGCGCATCTGGGCGTGGCCTATGGCCGCCTGCGGCCGGACACGCCACTGGGCAGCCAGGGGCTGTTCCCCCAGCGCGGCCCCGGCGGTGCCTCGGACCTGCAGCTGCCCCTGCGCGATGTCCTCGATGCCATCCTGCGGCAGGAACCGGAGAAGCGGCCGGTCGACGCAATGGAGGGTGCAGCGCGGCGGTTTGCACTGCTGGATTGGCGGCGGTTGCCGGAGGAGGCTTGCAAGCATTGCCACGCCGCACGGTTCGCCCTCGGCGCCCCCACCGCTGAGCCGAGCGATGTGTTGGTGGTGATCGGCAGCGACACGTCGATGGAGGCCGGTGAAGTGCTGCCGCTGGAGGAGTTCAACGCACCGCTGGCATCGGCAGGTTTCATTGAGCGCCTCAACCGTCAGGCCTTTGATGCCGAGGCCTGGAAGGGGCTGGCCAGCACCATCACCACTGGTGCTGTCGGCGATGCCTGGACGGTGACGGTGGAGCGGATCGGCCTGCCGCCCAATCAGATCGATGGCACCTTCCCGGGGAACTGCGCACCGCGGTTCAACCAGCAGCAGCTGACAGCGGAACCCCAGGCCGCGGAAGACTCCCTGCTGGGCGATGTCTGGGCCGGCCGGCTCACCCAGGCGCACAGCTTTCCCTACCTGGGCCCTGGTGAGCTGCTGGATCAGCCCTTCTATCTGCCATCAACTGAACCCCCGTTGCTGGCGCCATAGCTGAATACCCTCAAGCCGCAGGCGGGGGGGGACAGCGTGGCGTTGACGGTCAGGCGGGAGGGCGCGGCCAGCGGCGGCACCATCGGCCGGCCCATCCCGGTTGCCATCGATCTCTCCCGCGTCAATCCAGCGCCGATCGAGCGGCGGCAGCAGCTGGGATATGAAGCACTGCCATCCACGGCGGTGTATGGGATCAGCAGCCCCCGCCGCTTTGAATTGCGGCTGGCGCGGGATGGCAGTGATCGCTACGCCGTTCACATCCAGATCACCCTGATCGACAGCACTGGTCAAGCGGTGGCGGCTGTCACCAGCGCCTGCGGCCAACTGGAGTGGCAGCAGCTGCCGGCCGGCGACTACCGCATCATCGCCGCCCTGTTGATTCCCGAGCAGGTGGAGCTTGGGCTGACGATCGAGGCCAGGCCGCATCGGGTTCGCCTCGCCAATGCCATCGCCGCTGGCCAGGGCGGCGGCAGTGGACGGCTGGGCCGCGGCATTCCGCTCATCGCCAGCGGCGCCAGTCCCCATCAGCTCAGGCTGGAGCAACCGGCACTGCAGGGGCAGGGTGGCGGCGGCGGCGGCGGACAGGGGCAGATCCTGGCAGTGCAGGGCTCCACTGCCCGCTGCCGCTCGATTGCCGCCGGCAGTGGTTCAGCCACTGCCCAGCTGGCGCCGATGACCTGGGTGGATGATCAGGGCCGCGAGATGGGCGCCGGGATCTTCATCGTCCCCGCGGCGCTGGATGCCCCCGAACTGGTGACTGGAACGGACTGGGCTGTGATCGTCCGGTTGGTCGATCAAGGCACCGGCGCTCTGCGTGATCTCAGTGATCTGACGTTCACTGGAGCGATCTGGAACCAGGACCGCAGCCAGCGCTACGCCCTGTGCTCCATCACCATCACGTCCCCCACTGCCGGCGGGCCAGTGATCAGTGCGCTCACGCCGGAGCAGAGTGCGGCGGTGGGGCTCTACGACGGTGAGGTGGTGGTGTTTGATCTGAGCGCGGTGGATGGCACCGGCGCCCTGGCCTACCTGCTCACTGGTGATGTCACCGTGCGCTGGGGCGTGAGCACGCCAGATCCCTGATCGCCATACCCTCGACTGGTAGGAGGCACCTCCATGCCGGCGATCACCACCGTCACCAACAACACCACCCTGGAGGTGCTGATTCCGGGGCCCCAGGGGGAAGCTGGTGACACACCGGCAGCAGTCAGTCAGGCGGAAGCGGAGGCCGGCGTGTTGAACACCGGGCTGATGACACCGCTGCGCACGGCTCAGGCGATCAGCGCCCAGCAGCGCGGCATTGCCTTGACGATGGCCTACAGCTGAATCCACTTGCCGCAATGCCATGGCCGATGTCCTGGAGCGCGCCAGCGCCGTTCTCACCAACACCAATGCCACTGACATCTATGCAGTGCCGAATGTGACGGGCAATGAGCGAGCCCTGGTGATCGGCCTCAATGTCTGCAACGTCAGCAGCAACACTGCCGATGTGATCATCTCGATCGTCAACAGCGGCGGCGCCACCATCAGTCGCTACGCCCACAAGGAGGCACTGCTGGCCGACAGCCGCCAGGAGCTGATCGAAGGCAATGGCAAGTTGGTGCTCAAGGCCGGCGAGCGACTGCGGGGCACGGCGTCGATCGGCAATGCGTTTGAGATCACCGCATCCCTGGTGGTGAGCAGCTGATGGTCAGGCCGGCGGAGCTGCGCAATGGCGTGGTGCGCTACAGCGCCAGCCAGCCGCCATCGGCACTGGCGGCAGCCCGGCAACTGCTTGGGCTGGATGGTGGTGACTGGCGCACGGGGCTGTCCAGCGGCCACCCGGATCGCCCCGCTGATGGCGGAGATTTCGGCACTGGCGCCATGGTGCTGTTGCCGATGGCGCAGATCGCCGACGGTGGCATCTTCTCGGACTGATTCACTGCGCTCCATACCCTCGCCACTGAGGATCAGAGGATTGCGGTGGCGCTCGATCGAACTCTGCAGGATGGCGTGCTCGATTGGTTGCGAGGCAATGCTTTTCCGTCGCCACCTGCCGCGCTCTATCTCTCTCTGCACAGTGACACGATCGCCAGCAGCGGCGCCGATGTCACATCGGTGCTGGGCGGTCGCATCGCCATCGATCAATCCCTGCTCTCCACTACGCGGTTCCTCGATGGCCTGAGCGAAGGCACCCGCCAGGTGGTGAACATTCAGGCCTTCATCTCCGATCTGGCGACGGCAACTGTTGAGGTCCGATCGTTTGCGATCTGGGATGCCAGCAGCGGCGGCAATCGCCTCCTCTACGGCACCGTCGATCCAGCAGCAGAAGTGCTGGAAGGTGATCCGGCGATCTTCCTGCAGGGCGATCTCTCCCTGCGCATGAGCTGAAGGAGGCGCTGGCATGGCAACACCGGAGCAGCGCACACCCATACGGCCCGGCCGCGGCGACAAGGCAGATCTTGACATTGCACTCGCCGCTGGCGATCTGCTGGAAGGCGAGCTGGTCTGGGCGCGGGATCTGGCGCAGCCGTTCATCGTCACCGACGACAACGGCGATCTGATCTTCTCCCCTGCCGGCGGCCTCTCGATCAGTGATCAGGCCAAGCTCGACGGCATCGAGGCCGGCGCCAACAACTACAGCCTGCCGCCGGCGACGACAACGGTGCTGGGCGGCATCAAGGCCGATGGCACCAGCTGCCAGATCGATCCTGACGGCACCCTCCACGCCCTCGGTGCAGCCAGCACCCCGGGCTCGGTGTCGCTGGTGTCCGGCACCGCGCCAGTCAGCGTCACCAACGGAAGCACCACACCCCTGATCGCTGTGGCCGCGGCCACCACCTCCGCCGTTGGCGTGGTGCAGCTGGCGGACAGTGCTGCCATTGCAGCCGGCACCGCCGGCCGCGTGGTGGATGCGGCGCAGCTGCTGGCCTCCGGCCCGGTCCCAGCTTCCCGCACGGTGACAGCCGGCACAGGCCTCGATGGCGGCGGCGCCCTCAGCGGCAATATCACCCTGTCGGTGGAGTTCGCCTCCCAGGTGCAGGCCGAGGCCGGCAGTGCAACAGATGTGGTGATGTCTCCCCTGCGGACAGCGCAGGCCGTTGCCGGCAAGGTGAACACCAGCCGCAGCATCACTGCCGGCACGGGGCTCAGCGGCGGCGGTGATCTCTCGGCGGACCGGAGTTTCGCGGTTGCCTTCTCCTCCCAGGCGCAGGCGCAGGCCGGCGTGGATGCGAGCACCAGCTGCAGCCCCCTGCGGGTGCATCAGGCGATCAGCGCCCGCACCGTCAACGATCTGTCGTCCAGCAGCACCGACAGCCCGCTGTCGGCAGCGCAGGGGAAGGCGCTGAACGACAACAAGGTGCCGAACAGCCGGCAGGTGATTGCCGGCACGGGCCTCACCGGCGGCGGGGATCTCTCGGCCTCCCGCACCTTGACGGTGTCCTTCGCGTCGCAGGTGCAGGCCGAGGCCGGCAGCGCAACGGATGTGGTGATGTCCCCCCTGCGGACGGCGCAGGCGGTTGCCGGCAAGGTGGACACCACCCGGGCGATCAACACCGCAGCAGGCACGGGCCTCAGTGGCGGCGGCAACCTCGGCGCCGATCGCAACCTGGCGTTGACCGGGCAGGCCCTCGCCCTGCATCAGCTGGCCAGCAACGGCCTGATCACCCGCACCGGCAACGGCACGGTGACGGCTCGCAGCATCACCGGCGGCAATGGCATCACCGTGGCCAACGGTGATGGCGTCTCCGCCAACCCCGTCATCTCACCCACGATCGCCAGTCAGGCGGAAGCGGAAGCCGGCGTGATCAGCACCAAGCTGATGACACCGGAGCGGGTGGCGCAGGCGATCAGCGCCCTGGGGCCCTCCACCAGCGTGGTGCTGGAGGTGTTCACCGCCAATGGCACCTTCGCCAAGGATCCCAAGGACATCGCCTACTGGATCGAGGTGATCGGCGGCGGCGGCAGTGGCGCCCGCAGTGCCACCAGTGATCCGGCCGGCGGCGGCGGTGGTGGTGGTATGGTCAGTCGCTTCATGGCCGCATCGGCGATCGCCAGCACCGAAGCCGTCACGGTTGGCGCCGGCGGTGGCGCAGTGACGGCCCTGGGCGGCGCCAACGGCAATGCCGGCGGCACCAGCGCATTTGGCCTGCACCTCGGCGTCTTCGGAGGCCGCGGCGGCATCTCCACTGGCAATGGCGGAGCGGGTGGCGGGGTGTTCGACCCCGACGCGATCAGCCTGTCCGGCTTTGCAGAGGGCGGATTTATCGGCGGCGCCAGCGGTCAGCCGTCGGTGTACGGCGGTGGTGGCGGCAATGGCGGGCCCTCGATGTTCGGCGGCGGTGGCGGCGGGCGCAGCACCGGCAGCGGCAGTGGTGGCGGCAGCTCCCTGCTCGCTGGCACCGGCGGCGCTGGCGGCACCACATCGTCCGGCCAGGGCGGACAGATTCCCGGCGGTGGCGGTGGCGGCACGCAGACCGGCAGCAGCTCCGGTGCCGGCGCACGGGGCGAGGTCAGGATCTATCGCTTCCAGGCCTGATGACGACACCATCGCCAGCCACCTTTGACCTGCCGATCTCCAGGGACAGCGGCTTCCTGCAGGACATCCAGCTGCGCTGTCATGGTGGCTCAGCAGCGGTCATGCTGCAGGGGTATCGCTACCTGGCCCAGCTGTGGGCGCTGGATCGCTCCACCCACTACCTCGATCTGGAGGTGCCGGTGGTGGATGGCGGCAATGGTGGGTTGACGCTGCAGCTCACATCGGCCGTTGCTCGCGGCATCCTCACCAGTGATGAGCCCATCAGTGGCGGGAACGCGGACGAAACCGGCGATCCGCCGCCACTGAGCGGCGGCAGCGCAGCCACGGTGTTCTCCAGTGAACCGCTCAGTGGCGGCGCCGCCTGGATCGGCTTGCTGCCGGATGTCACCCACTGGGATCTGCTGCAGATCAATCCATCGGAGAAGCGGATGGTGCTGTTGCGCGGCATTGCCACTTTGGTGGCCTGAGCCGCTCCATACCCTCCCTTCAGACGAAGACGCGCCGAAGTGGAAGTCAGGCAGATCCTGCCGCGCACTGACACCGCTGCCAACTGGAGCAGCGTCAATCCCATCCTGGGCGCCGGTGAAATCGGAACAGAAAGCGACACCACGCTGCAGAAGGTTGGCGATGGTGTCACGGCATGGAGCGACCTGCCCTACAAGCGTGTTGATCTGACCGTCAGCCGCAATGGCACCACGGTCACGGTCGGTGCCACAGGGAATGACGCGGTGCTTCCTGTCGCCACGACATCCCTGGCGGGGGTGATGAGCGCAGCGGACAAGACCAAGCTTGACAGCATCACCACCCTCGGCGATGTCAGCAGCGGCGCCAACAACGTCTTCACAGGCGCCAACAGCTTCCTGGATAGCAGCGGTCAGATCTTTGGCACCGACACCGCTGCTGAGGATGGAATCATCATCGCCGGCCGCGCTGGTGGGAGCAGCAGCTATCGGGTGACGCTGCGGCCGGATGCGCTGAGCGGCAACCGCCAGCTCATCGCCCCTGACCGCAGCGGCACCATCATCACCAGTGCTGACAGCGGCACGGTGACATCGGCGATGATCGCCCCCGGCGCCATCGTCAACGACGACATCAATGCCACTGCGGGGATTACCGACAGCAAGCTGGCGACGATCAGCACCGCCGGCAAGGTGGCCAACAGCGCCACCACCGCTGCCAGCAGCAACACGGCATCAGCAATCGTGGCCCGCGACGCCTCGGGCAATTTTTCGGCCGGTACAATCACCGCCGCATTGAGCGGTAACGCGAGCACAGCGACCACTCTGCAAACGCCCCGCAACATCAATGGCGTCAGCTTCAACGGCAGCGCCAATATCACGATCACCGCCAACACCGGCAACGGCCTCACCTTTAACAGCGCTGGCTCTGGCGGCGCCTCCGGCTCCACCTTCAATGGCGGCTCGGCTCTGACCGTCAGCTACAACACGGTGGGCGCCCCGAGCACGACGGGAACGAACGCCTCCGGCACCTGGGGCATCTCTGTCACGGGCAACGCCGCCACGGCATCAGCCTGGGCCACCGGCCGCACGATCACACTCACCGGGGACGTGACTGGTGTATCCGGTAGCTGGACCGGCAGCGGCAACATCAGCTTCGCCACTGCGATTGCTGCTGGCTCCATCGTCAATGCCGATGTCAGCGATACGGCTGCCATCGCTGGCACCAAGATCAGCCCTGATTTCGGCAGCCAGGCGGTCAGCACCACGGGGACGATCACAGGCGCCAGCCTGATCCCTACCAGCGCCACGGTTCCGACCAACGGGCTCTACCTGCCGGCGGCGAACACGGTTGGGATTGCGACGGGTGGCGTGGGCCGACTGTTTGTTGATTCAATTGGCACAGCAAGGCTCAACTCGGCGTCAGTAATTAATATCAGCAGGTCGGATAATGATCTTGGCAATATAGCCGCCGGATGGACAATGGCGGGAACTTTTGGCGGTTTTACACATAACACTGCAATCGGTTTCTACAACGGATTCCTGACAACCGTTGCTCCGGCATTCGTCGTTGCAAAAAGCAATTCTGATACGATTGGCGCACACACGGCTGTCATAAGCGGCACCCTGCTTGGCTCTTTTCAGTTCCAGGGCTCCAACGGGACGATCTTCACTCGCGCTGCTGATATTCAAGGGTTCTGTGCTGGCACGGTTTCCGGCACAGCAATGCCGGGTGATCTTCGCTTCAGGACTACCCCGGAAGGTGCCAATGGCCCATTGGAGCGGATGCGGATCCGCAGTGACGGGAATATCGGGATTGGAGGCACGGGATCTGCCATCGTGGGGCTTTACAACCAAACAACTATCTCAGGGGGGACGAGTGCATACGCAAATCTGACAGCCAGCTCCGTGCAGAGCGATGTAACCGGAACCGCGCTTGGTTACTCGACTAGCCTCACGACTGCAGCAGCAGCTTTTACCGTTGTAAACATTCATCACTTCTCTGCAAACGCAACTACAAAAGGCGCCGGCTCAACCATAACTAATCAGTATGGTTTTGTAGCGGCTTCTACCCTGACAGACGCCACCAACAACTTCGGCTTCTACAGCAACCTGGCCTCAGCCGCTGGTCGTTGGAACTTCTACGCCAATGGTACAGCCGATAACTACTTCGCCGGCAATGTCGGCATCGGCATCACGACGCCAGGCGTCAGCCTTGAAGTTGCCAAGGCCGGGACCTCAACAACCGTAGGCCCCGTCATCCGCCTGCGAGACACTTACAGCGGCGCCTTCACCGCCAACACCGACAGCTCGGCGCTGGAGTTCTTCTCCGCTGATGCCAACGGCCCTGGAGCAATGGTGCGCTCCAAGATCGCCAACACCGTGGCGGATACCACTGGTGCCGATCAGGCGCTGACCTTCTGGACGACGGGGAGTGGTGCGGGGAACACGCTCACGGAGCGGATGCGGATTGGTAGTGATGGCAACATCACGGCAGGAGGAACATTTACATCCGGCAGCTTCATCCCCACCAGTGCCACGGTTCCGGCTAACGGGCTCTACCTGCCAGCGGCGAACACGGTTGGAATTGCGACGGGTGGCACGGAGAGACTCACGCTAAGCAGCGGAGGTATTTTCACGAATGCACGCCTGATTGTTGGTGGTAGCACCATACTGAATGATGGGGCTGGCTCCGTTGGGATATTCCAAATACAAGCTGGTGGTGCCAATAACGGCAGGATCAGCACGCAGGCTCATTTCGGTACAACACCTGTCTGGCGCCAAGCCGCAAGCGCAAGCACGACAATCGGCACCCATTTGATTGTCACCAATGGTTTTGGTTTGGGTGTCCACGATTGGGTCGGCTCTGATGGCACAAACTTCATCAAGGCCGGCGAGATTACCTGTCAAGTGGATGGCACCCCGAGTGCGGGTGTCATGCCCGGTCGCCTGATCTTCAGCACCACCCCTGCAGGCAGCGGCACCGCTGTTGAGCGGATGCGGATCCGCAGTGATGGGAATGTTGCGATTGGGGGCAGTGGCGGCGCCGATTCAACCTTCCGCAATCAGGGGCCAATTACAGGCGCAACAACAGCTTACGCCAACTACACCACTGCAACAGTTCAGAGCGATGTAACAGCCACGGCTTATGGCTACCGAACATTGCTCGGCACGGCGGCAGCAGCTTTTACGGTGGTCAACCTCGACCACTACCGAGCGTCGCAAACAACGTTTGGAGCTGGCTCAGTAGTTACTGGCCAGCATGGCTTCAGGGTTGACTCCACGATGGTTGGTGGCGTCAGCAACTACGCCTTCAGGGCGACCTTGCCGGCGAATGCGGGTTGCTGGAACACCTACATGGATGGCGATGCCCCCAACTACTTTGCTGGGCGCGTGGGAATTGGCAGCACCAGTGATACCGGCGATCTTCTGTATGTCGCCGGAAGCGCTCGGTTCAATGGCCAAATCCAAGGCATCGGCGCCGACACGGCTGGCGCTCCTGGCTTTACCTGGGACGGCGATGAGAACACTGGGTTCTTCCGCCCTGCGGGGGACACCATCGGAATCAGCACTGCCGGCACCGAGCGGATTCGCGTCCGTGGGGATGGCAATGTTGCGATTGGAGGTGGGGGCGCTGCAACTGTCACGCTTTACAACCAAGGGGCAATCACGGGTGGCACTACTTCTTATGCCAATTTCACTGTATCTACGGTTCAAAGCGATGTAACAGCCGCCGCCTATGGCTACGTCACCCAACTAACTACCGCCGCTGCAACATTCACACTTCCAAGCCTCCAGCACTTCCATGCAACCGGTCAAACCAAGGGCGCCGGATCGACAATCACGACTCAGATCGGCTTTCATGCGAACGCCAACCTCACGCAAGCAACCGACAACTACGGCTTCTACGGCAATCTCAGTTCAACCACAGGCCGCTGGAACTTCTACGCCGCTGGCACCGCCCCGAATTACTTCGCCGGGGATGTTCGCAGCGGCACTACCGTCACATACAACACTGCTGCTGCCGCATCAAACACCAGTGTCACGATCACCGCAGCATCCATGCTGGATGGACTGCGCACCGGTACACCAGCGGCAGCCATTAACTACACCCTGCCCACTGGCACCAACATGGATGCGGCCTTCCAGGAGCTGCAGACAGAACAGTCGTTTGAATGGAGTGTCGTCAACCTCGCAGCTGCCACTCACGCCATCACGGTGGTGCAGAACACCGGGCACACAGTCGTCGGCAACATGGTCGTTGCTGCCAACAGCAGCGGTCGCTTCCTGACCCGCAAGACTGCCGCCAACACCTTCATCACCTATCGCATCGCCTGATCATGACCCTCCAGAACATCTTCCCGAACGGCACCATCGAATACGACGGCCAGATCGGGCATCCCGATGACTTCCCGCTCACCGATGCCGAACGGGCTGAGGCGGAGAACCCTGGCATCCCTGCCAGCGATCCACCCCCGGCGCCCGACTACTTCGCCTTCTGGGAGGGCCTGATGGCCAGCAGCCTCTATGCCGCCATCCGCGAGCAATCGATGGTCAGCCTGCCGATGAACACCCTCGGCACCGAGTTCATTGCCTTGTTGGGTGACGCCAAAGCCGGGCGGCCGTATGAAGCAGCGATCCAACAGTCAATGCTGGCCATCCTGCAGGCCGGCACTTTCAGCGCTGAGCAACTGACTGAACTTCAAACTGTCCTTGAACTCAGTAATCTGGATTCGATCTACACTCTCACCCCTCCTCAGGTATGAAGGAGCAACTCGCCGCGCTGATCGAGAGCTACGCCGCCGCCCGTGCCTCTGGCAATGGACTGCTTCAGCAATTTGCCACCTCCCAGCTCAGCCAATTCCTGCAGCAGGTGGAGCTGATCAAGCCTGAAGCCAGTGCCGAGGAGTTGCCCGCCGAGACCGTGGAAGCCGAGGTGGGGTAAGGGCCGCAGGCAGTCGGTCCAGTCGAAGCGCTCCATACCCTCTGCCGTAGAGCTGGGAACCTGAGTAGCCATGGTGGGTCCGACGCAGGCGCAGGTTGCGCCGCCGCCGCAACCCGCCAAGGAGCAAGGCGGGTTAAGCGTGACACTGACAGGTGATGGGCTGATCGCCTTGCTGGCCTTGAGCTGGCTGGCATGGGATCGGCTGTTCAAGAGCAAGGTGGTGTCACGGCTTGATGGCGTGTTCGCCCCGATCGAGGAAGAGCGGATGCTCAACAACCTGCTGGCACAGGTTGGCGTGATCACCAATGCCAGCCGGGTGGTGCTGGCGGCCTTTCACAACGGCGCCATCGACAGCTGCGGCTATCACCTCACCAAGCTCTCGACGATCAACAGCTACACGGCCCCGGGGCGACTGCCGATGACAGTGCCGATCCGCGATCTGCCCGTCGGGCGGATCATGGTGGAGCTGGAGACGATGCTGGATCCAGCTGGTGAGTGCTGGAGCGTCACGGAGTACCGGGAGAGCCTGCCGGCGCCCTGCCGGGACCACCTCAACAAGAACAACATCGGCCGGATGTATAACCGCCTGGTGCGGGTGGGCAACCTGCCGATCGGTATCCTCTCGCTGCAATACGACCAGGGCGAACGGCGGCAGCCGCCGGTGAGCGCCGAGCCCCACTGCAAGCTCCTGGAGGATCTCTACGAGGAGATCGCCGTGATCATGCGCCGGAGGATCATCCATCCAGGCCCGCTGCGCCGGCTGTGGATGAAGCTCAGGGGTGGCGGCGTCGGATCGCAGAACGCCCGCTGACGCCGTTCATACCCTCACAGGCAACTGCTGGAGATGGCGTGAAACTGACCACGGCCTTGGCGGCGATGGGCGGCGCAGGCAAGCTGCTCACCGTCGCCAGCAACCTGGCCATCATTCTCGGCGTGGTGTACCTGGCGGACTGCCGCTTCTCCAGCAAGACGCAAAGCCGTGAGGCTGTGGATTCCTGCTACTTCACGGCGATGCCCTTGATGGGGTTGGGCGTGACGGGCCGCGGCGCCTATGCGCTGGGGTACAACACCTACAACCCCGCGCTGCGCAAGGAGGACGAGCCAGCCACTGGCCGCGATGAGCATGGCCGCTTCACAAAGCGGGAGCGGGGCTGAGGTCCATACCCTCGCCCCAGTGCAGACAGGCAGGCGATGCTGATCATCCAGGCAGCGGCCGTGATCCATCGAGATGGATGGTGCGGCGAGGTGGCCGATGTCCAGGACATCGGCATGTTGGATGACGCCACCTACCTGTGCTCGGAGCTGCGGGATGAAGGTGGCGCCAGCCTGGCGCTGGCGATGGAGGATCAACTGCCGGTGAGCGCGAGCGAGCTGGTGGTGCGCAGTCAGCGGATGTGCCAGGGGCGCGTCAGTGGCACCGGCACTCCGGCGCCGCTGAATGTGGTGGTGCACCAGGGCGAACACCAACTGCTGGCGGAAACCATCACGCCAGGCGGCAGCTGGCGGGAGGATCGCTTTGGAATCCCAGCACTCCCACTGGATGGCGGTCCATTGACGGTGCAGCTGCTGGTGCCGGCGGGTGAGCGGCAGGTGGCAGTGAGCCGGCTGCGGATCGAGGCCCGCGAGGTGCGCCCCACTGCCCCGGTGGAGGGTCCGGCCGATGACACACAGCCCACTGCGATTGAGCAGCCGGTGGCTGCTGATGGTCTGGTGGCTGAGCCTCTGGATCCCGACACCGTGGCTACCGCTGTGGAAGACAGTGCTTCCCGCCCTGTGGTCAGCCCTGCGGTGAAGACACGCAAGCGGGCCCGCCACGCCGATGGCACGTATCACGGCGACAACCCAGCCACGGCGGAGGTGAATGAGGCCTGGGTGGAGGAGAGCTGAGCATCCATACCCTCTGGGCAGTGAGCGTGAGCAAGTGGTATGGCGGTGCAGACCAGGGGCAACACACGCTATGCCGTTGTCGCCCTGCGAGGTGATCAGAGCACGGCGATTCCGATTGGCGATGACGGCGAGTCGCTGACGGTTGACAGCAAGGCGTACCGGGCGGCGGTGGCGATCACCCGCCCGAGTAACACCACGGCCTACACCGCTGGTGATGTGATCGGCGTCGCTGACTCGGGCACGCCAGCTAACGCTGGTTCAGCCGTTATTACGCTGCCCAATATCGGCCCCAGTGGCGGCTATGCGCTGGTGCAAAGCGTGCGGCTGATGATCGGTCTGAGCGCCGTAACAGCCGGGATGGCGGGCTTCCGCTTGCATCTCTATACCGCCAGCCCTACGGCCATCCTGGATAACGCGGCCTTTGATCTGACGAGTGGCGAAGTGGCGAACTACGCCGGATTCATTGATCTGCCAACACCGCAGGATCTGGGTAGCACGCTGGTGACGCAGTGTGATTACTGCGGCACGTTGGTTAAGTTGGCAGCGAACAGTACGTCACTGTTTGCCGAGCTGGAAACTCGCGGTGCATACACACCCACCAGCGGCACGGTGCTTGATCTGCGGGTGTTGGCGCTGGAGGCTGGACTGTGAGCCTGGCGTTAAGCAGCCGTCGAGGTGCATTGCTACCGGGCGCCTGGGCTCGCAATGAGCTGTGGCGTCGTGCGCGTGCAGTGCCGTCGCTGGATCTGCGCTTTGCCGAATCCAAGTCCCTCGTCGATTCTGTCAGTGGTCAGAACCTGATCACGTTCAGCAGGGCGTCTACAGGGACGTTTGTGGATTCCGATGGGGTGATCCGCAGCGCGACGACGAATCTGCTGCTCAGAAGTGAGGAGTTTGATAATGCGTACTGGACAAAAAATGGAATACTAGCGTTTGGCAGTGGATCCACAGCTGATGCAGTGACCGCGCCAAACGGAACGCAGACAGCAGACAAAATTGTTGAAGATACATCTACGGGACTGCATCGCGTATTTAACTCTGGGGTGCCTTGCACAGCAGGCCTAGCATATACAGGCTCTTTCTACGCAAAAGCAGGAGAGCGTTCAACAGTAGGAATCGAGTTCAGGTCTGCTGCGGCAAAAGGTTCATGGACTGTGGATCTACTTACTGGCTCAGCTGCGGGATCGGTCGCCGGGCAGTCTATCACTGTATTCAGCGCTGGTAATGGATGGTGGAGAATAGTAGTCACCGAAAGCGGCGCAACAAGTACAACGGGCACCGCATCGTTACTTATTATGGTGCGCAATGCGGTGTCAAATAACTACACAGGAGACGGGACCAGCGGCCTGCTGCTCTGGGGCGCCCAACTAGAGCAAGCCAGCACAGTCGGGCCATACATCCCCACCACCAGCACCATCAACTCAGCGCCACGGTTTGACCACAACCCGCTCACGGGCGAGTGCCTGGGGTTGCTGCCCGAGGAGCAGCGGACGAATTTGCTGCTCAGGAGTGAGGAGTTTGATAATGCGAGTTGGACGAAAACCAGATGCTCTGCTACAGCTAATGCTGGAGTGTCACCAGATGGTGTAACAACTGCAGACAAGTTAGTTGAAGACACATCTAACAACACGCATCGGCTAGTGCAAGGTAGTCTAACAATTACTGCAGCCGCAACTGTAACATTCTCTATCTTCTTCAAGCCTGCCGAGCGTTCGCAGGTGCAGTTGTACGTTGACTCCTTTGACGGAGTTAGTGGATTTGCTGCATATGCCTCTGCCTCTGGTGTGTCCGGTTCAGCAGCGTTTGGCACCGGCACTTATTCGTCAGGCGCAGTTATTGCACTATCTAATGGATGGTACAGAGCTTCCATTACCGGCAGCGTGGGGGGCAGTGTTACGTCAATCCGCGTATCCGTATTTCCCTCAGTCAATTCTGTCACTGCGTATCTGGGTGATGGCACCAGCGGCCTGTTCCTCTGGGGCGCCCAACTAGAAGCCGGCTCCGGTCCACCGTCCAGTTACATCCCCACCACCGGCACCGCCGCGACGCGCACGGCTGATGTGGTGTCGATTACTGGAGCGAATTTCAGTTCGTGGTATCGGCAGGATGAGGGGACGGTGTTTGCTGATGTTGCGTCAGTCGTTAACGGTGGCCGCATCTTCATGTTTGACGATGGCGTGCCGAACGACAGATGGGAGGCGCGTTTTAGTAGCGGCGTAGGATTTAGTTCTTGGAAGGCTGGCGTTCAAGATGGAGCAGCTTCAGCAGGCGTACCATTAAACCCAGCCATAAACCTAAAGCTCGCCGCCGCCAACCAGTCCAATAATGCCGCCATTGCGAGCAATGTTGCGGGCGGCAGTTTTGGAAGCGATACCGGCGGTTCAACTATGACAGCTGGAATCACCACGCTGCGGATTGGGTCTTACTTGGGTATAGCCACGTTCACCAACGGCCCCATCCGCCGCTTGACATATTGGCCTCAACGCCTCCCCAACTCCACGCTGCAATCCATAACCCAATAGCCATGTACTGTTTCCGCTTTCCCACCCGCCAACAGTTCCGCACTCTTGCGGCAGCGCAGGGCCTCATCGACGCTGACGGCAACCTGATCACCAGCAGCCACACGCATGCCATCGACGAGATCGGCACAATCTACCAAGGCGGCGAGTATGGCCCTGATGGTGAAGTCATCACCGCGCCGACTGCTCTGACCGGTTGGCACGTCAATACCCTGAATCTGGCACCTGAGGCCTGGGATCAATACCTGGTGGTGGTGAACTCTCCCAGTCGGATCTTCGCTGGTGGTGCTACTCAGGCACCTGATGATGCAACCCTGCAGGAGATGCTCGCATGAATCCTTACATCAGAGCTGCCAAGAAACATCCGAAGGTCAAGCAGCAGGCTGCTGAGCGCATGAGCAAACGACCCGGCAAACCTGAGCCGCCGGTCAAACCTCCCAAACGCAAGGCCAAACCATGAGCCTCATTGAACGCGAACTGGTAGACCACACCCAGTCGTTTCTCGGCAAGAACGACACGCTCACCTATGGCTTCGCCAAGGGCAGCTACACGCCGCTCTACCGCGATCTCATGCGCGAAATCATTGCCGAAGTGGACGACCGCCTGACGGGCATCAAGTTCGAGCGCGTCAAACCCAAAGATGCCGACCTGATCATCAATCATGGTGAGCTGGCACCTGGCACTTCCGGTAGTGCAGTGTGGGATTCGCAAGGCTGGGAGATTCGCATGCCCGGCACCGGCAGCTTCTCCACCACGGTGTTCCGCCATGAGTTGGGCCACGTGCTCGGCCTGGGTCATGCGCCACTTGGCGCCAACAGCCTGATGCAGCCGCAAATGAACGGCATCTACGACTTCACCAAGAAGGACTGGCGGGCGCTGGAGTCGATCTGGTAGGTGCACTGCAATGCGTTTGATTCTTGATGCGATTTGGTTTCTTGCAGCGCTGGGTGTTGTGGAAGCGCTGATCAAGCCAGTGGTCAAGCAGCTTGTCCAGCGGCAGGTCTTGAGAGCTGCGCCACTTCTGCTGCAGCATCTGGATCAGAACTTCCCGCAATGGGTGGGGGAATGCAGTGGTGCAGAGTTGGAGAACCGTGTGCGGCAACTGGCGGAGGAGCTGACTGGCGAGGACTGGAGCAACGTGAATCTTGACCCCTTGTGGCAGCGCTTTGATCCACGGGTGACAGCTGAGCGTCACGCCCGTCCCTGACGCCACCACCCAAGCACTCAAGTGTGCATGAGGTGCCCCTGGCACCCTCATACCCTCCGGGGACTGGCGGCGATGCTGTGCCCGATTTTCTCAGTGCAGCGCGGTACACAGATCGGGAGAAGCGGTTGCCGCATCAGGATGCGGCGTGGAACTGGGCGTGGACACTGCTGAGCAAGCAGCAGCAGGAGGAGTTCCTGGAGATGTTCCGCGCCGAGCCACCGGTCAAAGGTGAGATGGGTGGCAGCCAAGTGGCGGGTAATAGCTGGGGCGGGATCGCACATGCGGCGCAGCGGCATGGGGCGGCGTTCCCTGAGCTGGTGGCAGCGCAGTGGGCACTGGAGAGCGGGCATGGCCAGAGCTTCTCAGGGAGGAACAATCCGTTCGGGCTGAAGGGCACTGGCACCTGGAAGAACACGACAGAGGTGCTGAACGGCAAGCCGGTGGCCATCCGCGCTGAGTTCAAGGACTTTGAGAGCCTGGACGCGGCAGTGAAGTATCTGGTGGATCGCTGGTACCGCGATTACACCAGCAGCGAAGGCAAGCGCTGGCATGGGGTGAACCGCGCTGCGGATCGCAAGGAGGCGGCGCGATTGCTGGTGCTGGAGGGGTATGCCACCGATCCGGCCTACGCGAGCAAGCTCGTGGCGTTGATGGATCAACACGCCCCCCTGCCACCACCTTTGCCAGCGGTGAAGCCGGCAGAGCGAACGCAGTGGGTGACGGCGATCAAGGCCTTGAACATCAGCCAGCCCGACAGCCGCACCTGTCAGGCCGCGGCGATCGGCATGGCGGTGGGCGATCCCGATGTGCTGGGCATTCGCCGCAAGCTGGATGCGGAGGCTAAGCGGCAGGGCAGCTCAGCCGGCAGCCCTGGCGTGATGGCCGCGGTGATCCGCAGCTACAGGAGGCCCTACCGCTACGAGGCCAGCGCATCGCTGGCCATGTGCTGTGAATGGCTGAAGGCTGGTGAGTTCCTGATCACCCATGGTTGGTTCACGGTGAGCGGCCACGTGATTGCGCTGGATGGACTGAAGAGCCGTGATGGCGGCAAGCGTCACGACTTCGATGTCAAGGATCCCTGGGGGGAGTTCTACGCGCAGAGCTGGCGGTATCGCGGTCCAGAGAAGTTCTTCGATGGGTTCTACAGCGATCAGTGCATCTACGCCGCGTGCGTGGCAGGCAGCAGCGCTGCGGACGCGGCCCGGGTGTACCTGAGCAACACGCTGGATCTGAACCGCGGCGGGATGTGGGTGCATCGCTTCTTGGTGGATGGGGGCTGAGGACGATGTGGAAGCGGATCATTCCACTGCGCTGGCGGCAGCAGGTGAAGCGGCAGGGGTTTCAGGGGGCTGAGGTGGCTGAGGTGTTGCTGCTCGATGTGCAGGGCGCGCTGGGCCGCTACCGCCGCGGTGAGTGCAGCCTGGCTGCCCTGCAGCAGGCACTGCTGGAGAGCTGCCTGCTGACGGTGTTCCGGTTGCTGTTGGAGGAGAACTGAGAGCCGGCGTGCACGGCAGCCTGCGGGGCGTGCATGGAGAAGCCTGTGATAGCAGGGGTTTCTCAGGGGTTTGTCGATGGGTTCATAACCCCAAGGTCGGGAGTTCAAGTCTCCCCCGAGCCATTCTCACAAACCCCGCTCCGGCGGGGTTTTTTATTGGCCAGCACTGGCGTCTCACCGATCTTCCCGCCTGTCCAACGGGTGACAGACAGGGACAGAGATGGACCGGATGCGGCAGGATTCGTGCACGCCAGCGTGCATGGAATGTCGTCTCATCCGTCATCACAGGCAAGACAGGCGGGATGGGGTGATGGGGAGGTGGAGGCGCACTGGTTACTGGCGCTGCGCCGGTTACAGGCGGCCGGCAGCCCCTGGCGGTTGTGGCGCCGCCGCGATTCGCCCCATCTCTGGGTGCGGCGGATGGAGGTGGGGATGACGGTGGAGCGGTTCTCGTTGGCCCCCCTGCGCTGTGATCGCAGCGAGGACATCACGGCCGCGGCGGAGCTGTGCCTGCTGGCGGTGAAGCAGAAGGGCTGGCCGCAGCCACGGCCTCAGCAGCGCTCCAGTGGCGGCAGCAGCTGGCAGGTGCTGGCGGAGCAGGTGAGTGCGGAGGTGATCAAGGCGATCCCGAAGCAGGGCAGCCGGGTGCATCTGCTCAACGATCTGCGGCTGCGGATCGCCCAGCTCCAGGGCGTGCCATCGGCGCAGGCCCTGGGTGAATGGGCCCGGCAGGTGGATCCGTTGGAGCAGCGGCGCAGTTACAACCGCAGGCTGGAAGTGCTCAGCTGGATCGATCGGGTTGCGCCTGAGCTGGCTCTGCCGCCAGTGCTGGCCGAGCTGCGCAATCGCCGGCCGCGAGGTGCGGCGGTGCGACTGGCTGCAGCCCAGGGGCTACGGGTGCGGCTGGTGCCCAGCGACAGCGCGATCGAGGCATGGCTGGATGGGTTGGACGGCTTCAACCAGTGGGTGTTCGCCGTGGCAGCCACCTATGGCATCCGCCCGCATGAGCTGTGGCACATCGAGGGGGTGGATGCGAGGGGATGGGTGACGATCCCGGGTGAGATGCGCACCAAATCCGCCAGGGCGCACTTTGCGCCGCCGGTGCCAGGCCGCTGGCTGCAGCGCTACCGACTGGCGGAGCAATGGCCCTGGCGCCGCGGCCAGTTGCTGGAGCGTTGGCCGATCAGATGGGAGCAGCGCGGCGGAGTGATGATTCCGGTGAACAATGCTGAGTTGGGTCAGTACCTGCGCAAGCAGTTCACCCTGCGCGGCGTGCAGCGATTGGTGGCGCCAGTGGCGGAGGGAGAGGGTGTGGATTGGCTGCGGCCGTATGACTTGCGGCACAGCTATGCGATCCGCTGCGCCACCAGTGCTGAGACGGCCGGCGTGGATCCAGAGCAGCAAGCGGCATGGCTTGGGCACAGCTGGGAGGTGCATCAGCGCATCTACCTGCGATGGCTGCCGCCAGGTCGAATGCGCCGCCACCAGCAGCAGCAGTTTGACGCAGCGCGGCGTGATGTGTTGGCTGATGGGGAGAGGCAGGAGCTGGAGCAGTTGCGGTTGCAGATGGCAGCACTGCAGCAGCTGCTGGGTTCGGGCGGGAGCAGCGACTAGGCGAGTAAGGGAGCAAGGCGCGTGAGCAACCAGCGCTGCCAGGGTGGCAGCGCGTTGTAGCGGCCACGGGCTGCCAAGGCATTGGTGAGCGCATCCAGTTGCTCAGGGGTGGCGATCTCGTCGCACCAGTGGGTGAACTCGCCTTCGGTCAGGTCGAAGGTGCTGCCCAGCGGGTCTTCGACGTAAGCCTCGACCCTTGCGGTGAGCTGCCTGCGATCTTCTTCCATTTGCCGCTTGAGGGACTCAAGCGCTTCTCTTTCCAGTTGTTCAGCTTTTTGACGTTCGCGGTCGGCGATGAGTTGGGCGCGAAGTGCTTCCTTGCGAGCTTGCTCCAGTTCCTGTTGACGCCGGATGAAAGCGGGATAAGAGATGGGGTAGTGCCGCAGCAGGCGCTGTTCTTGTTCTACTTCGGTGCGTAATTGCCCATGTCTAAGCCATTCGTCAAGCATGCGCTGCTCTTGTCGAATTAGTCGCTGAGCAGCGGTCTGTTGCTTTTCTTCGTCCTGTTCTCTGTAGGGAGCGTTGATCTCGATCGACAGCTGGGGGCGTGCACCTGGATAGCCGGCATCTTGCCACTGCTGAAGCACGTTGCGGTCGTAGCCGGTCAGGACGCCGAGTTGCTCCAGCTGAGTCATCCAGCTGTCAATTCGTTTCTGGCGTTCGCCAGCACTGAAGACCTGAGCGAGGTCAAGCGCTGGAACGCGATTGTTGGCGGCGAGAACCTGGAAGTCGGCGTCAGTGATCATCCCTCGGCCTCCCGCTCCAGCGCTCGGGCTCCCAAGTCCCAACCGCGCTCCCGTATCCAAGCCGCCACCTCACGAATCGCGGCGCGGGCTTCGTCGGTGCCATGCGGAAACTCCACATCACTTATCGCACTCTGAACCCGCTCCACCAGCGAGCTGGTGACCATTTTGTTGACCTGCTCAAAATGGTCAGGCGAACTCCTAATTTGGCGATCATTAGGAGTTGGCTTGGAATGCGTCTGCTCGGCCAACGCGCAGTAGCTGGTCCCTTCGTCGCTGGTGACGATGTGCGGGCAGGTTTGCCCTGCTTCCAGCGCTGCGATGCGGTCGCGCAATTCGAGGATGCAAACCTCGTAGGCAAATGGATTCTCTGGGTCGTCAATACTCGCCCACTGCTCAGGCGTGGCGCGGTGTTGTTGCTTTGAGTCAGTCATTGGGCAGGGCCTCGATAGCACGGCGGAGGATGTCAAGTTCCTTGTCGTTGATTGTTGCCATGAATCCACTACCAAGCCTTTCTGGTAGCACGGCTAGTGCCTGCTCCTTCAAGCTCGGCGGCTTGGGGCGTCGGGCGGACCAAATGTCATCGGCCAAGCAAACGCGATTGCAAGTTTCATTGATGTAGGCACGTCCTGCTCCATCTATGATCTCCATGCGGCACGCCTCCAGCTCTTGGTCGGCACCCCATTGGGCGGCGCGGGTGGCGATGTAGTCGATGTAGTCAAAGCGAACTCCCTCACAGAAGTACGTTGCTGGCACGTTGCTGGCTGCTGCTCGCCACTGCTGCACCAGCTCCGGCGGCGGGGTGATCGGGTGTTCAGTGTTCATGGTTTCTCCGTAATGTTGTTGGAAGCCGCCTGCTCCAGCTCGGCGGCGATGGCGAGAAGTTCGGCGCGTGTGTCCTGCAGTCGGGCGTGGCAGCAGCCCTTGACAAAGCGACCAGGCACGTCTTCAAGCGCCTGCTCCGGCACCACCTGATCTGCAGCAGCTCGCAGGGCGGCAGCAACAGTGGGCGCGTCAAGCTGCCATCCGAACTTGTGAACCATTTCATCGGCATAGAGCGCAAGCACGGCATCCTTTATCGCCTGGGCAGCGGGTGATAGGTCAGTCATTGGGCAGAGCCTCCAGTGCGCGGCGGACAAGCTGCCAGTCCTCATGTGTGCAACCTCCGTCCCCCATGCGTTGCTGAGCTTCCAGTGCCTGCTCCTTCAAACTCGGCGGCTGCGGGCGGCGTCCTTCGCGCAAAAGAGAAGCAAGTTTCTCACCTTCGCAGGTGTCCCAAGCGATGAGCCACTCACAGCACGCCTTCAGTTCCTGGTCGGCTCCCCATTGGATAGAGAAAGCGGCGAAGATTTCCTCGTCAACGAGCCCGGCTTCAGTGGCCTTTTCGCGCCATTCCCGCCTCAGTTCTGGCGGCGGGGTGATCAGGTGTTCGTTGCTCATGATGCTGCCTCCGTAGTGTTGATATTTGCCACCTGCTCCAGCTCGGCGGCGATGGTGAGGAGATGCTGCCTGTGTCGAATGACCGCATCAAGCCGTCCTTCGTGGTACAAAGTGCGCTCGTCTGCCGTGCGGGGCCTGCCAAGCTCTGGCACCACCTGATCCGCAGCCTCACGCAATACGGCGGCGGCTATACAGGCCAGGCGCCGAGCTTCATTTGGAATGTCCGCAGGATCTAGGCCGTATTCTTTTTGCGTGAGCGCATCCAGCACAGCCTGAGCTTCTGGTGAGAGAGGTGTCATCACTCCACCTCCTACTGCTGCTCGCCACTCCTGCACCAGCTCCGGCTGCAGCGCACTCGCCACCGCTTGCTTGTACTCGTCGGACTGCCAGTAGTGATGATCCCAGCCGCACATGATTGCGTTGGCAAACCAAGAGATCATGGTCTGCTCGTCAATCGCGCCGCCCGTAATTCGCATGAACTCAGCGGCCCACGTCCGTGAGTCCATCGTGCGGACCAGGTCAATGTCCTCAGCCATTAGTTCTCCTCCTCATCGCATAGCGCACGGAAAGTGTCAGTCATCACTCCACCTCCTGCTGCGGCACCGGCAGGGCCCAGTGGGGAACCCAGCGATGGTTACGGCGATGGTCTCGGTCTTGAATATCACGTAGGACATAGCGGTGTGGCTCCCAGTCGTAGTCACCTGTGTCCGCAAGCGAATGCGAATAGCCCGGTTCTTCAACCCATACTTCACCCTCCTCGTTTTTATCTCCCTCTCCCGGCAACCGCTCAGTGACAGGCACCGGCTCAATGACGGGGCGCCCCCAGCGGGCGAGGACGGCGCAGGCGATTTCCAAAAGCCCTTCGGCACTCTCGTCCTCATTGGCACCGTCAACGCCAAGCATGAATTCGTGTTCGGCGCACAGCTCCACAATGTCATCAAGCGTCGCCCCCTGCGGCTTAGGCTGGGCTACGGCGGTGCAACGGGCCTCTAGCGCTTCAACGTAGAGCCGCAACTCTGTTGCCTCAGGATCGCCAACAACATCTAGGGCAAAATCGAAGCACTCAGGGCGGCAAGACGTCTTCCAGTCAGTGCTCATTACTTCACCTCCTGCTGCTGCGACACCGGCAGGGCGTAGTGGGGCCCACGCGGAAGCGGCTGCCAGTGCGTAATCATGCCTTCGTGAACAAACACAGCCCCGTAATCATCCCAGTTCTCAATGCTTTCATACCAGCCTTCCGGCCAATAGTATTCATCGGCTTCTTCGTCGTATTCGGCAAAGTCGTCATCCACTAAGCAGTCATCGGTCCGTGACTTTGCTGGCACCCACTCAGCAAGAATGGTCCGAGAATTTCCGAGATCGTTCAGATAGTGGGCGATGACTTTCGTGTGGGGTTCTGGCAACCGCTCAGCGACAGGCACCGGCTTGATGGCGGCGCGGCCAAAATGAGCGATGGCTCGTAGTAGAAGGTTCAAAAGTTTGTCATCTTGGGCTCGCCAGCTTTTCGGCGCGACAATCGTTCCCCAGGCTTCGTCGTTACGCAGCCAGTCCAGGACTGCTTCTTGCCTCACTCCCTGCGGCTCGGACTGGGCCAGTCCGTAGCGGGCGAACAGGTCGCGGGCAAGGCGACGCTCTTGTTCATCAGTCAACCAGCTTTCAGCATCTGTATTGACATCTCTCCATTGCTGAAAAAAGGTATCCAACTCCTCATCCGTCGCCCCCTGCGGCTCGGGCTGGGCCAGGGCGGCGCAGGCGCGTTCATAAAGAGAGTCGTCCCAATGGCGAGAGTCATCCATCGCATCCATCTGTAGTACCAGCTCAGCGCAAAGCGCCTTCCAGTCAGTGCTCATCACTCCACCTCCTGCTGCTGCGCCACCGGCTCAATGTCGGGGCGGCCAAAGCGTTGCAGGACGGCGCGGGCGAAGGCCAGCAACTCCGAGGGCAATGCGTCCAGTGCTCCAATGTCGTTTTCTGGACTGGAGAGCAGAGATGGAGTGTACTCATAGCCAAGCGAAATACATGCAAGTCGCATGATTGCTTCATCACTTGGCCCCTGCAGCTCGGGCTGGGCCAGTATGGCGCGGGCGCGGTCCATCAAGTCCGCATAAACAGCATCCTGAGCAAGAATATCTTTCCCGATAGGGATTGCGTGTCGAATGCCGTCAATTTCAATCGTCTGAGAATACGGAGTTGTCACGGACTGCCTATAAAGCTTATCCATAGCGCTCAACAGCTCAGCGCACAGCGCACGGAGGTTCGGTTCAGTCATCGTCAACCTCCGACATCAGCGCCAGAGCCGATGCTGACGCCATCCAGCTGCTGGGCGGGATCCTGACGGGGTCGCCAACCAGAGGCCCAGAGCGCCCGGGTGCGCTCGTGCAGTTGCAGGCGTGTCAGCCCCCAGTGCTCGATCACCGCCTGCAGTTGATGGTGGAGATCACTGCCGAATCCCTCCAGGCTGTAGCGCATCAGCAGCCGCGCTGCGTCAATCAAGGCCAGCTCGTCCGGCGCAGGTAGCGCAGCGAGCTGCAGGACGCGGGACCGGTCGTCGGCGAGCAGCGCCGGATCAGGATTCATGAGTGCTCCAGAGCAGTTGGGCCACACGCTGCCGATGCCACAGCCGGGGGCTGTGCTCCATCAGGGGATTGATGGGCCGCCAGTGCACCTGGGGTTGAAAGAGGCCGCGGCTGAGCAGCCGTTGGATGGTGCGAGTGGAGACGCCGATCTCTTCCGCCAACTGGGATGTGGTGGCCCAGGTGGCGCTGCGGGTGGCGCGGCGGGCGGGCACGGCAGGAGGGCAACTGCACGCAAAGCTAACAGGCGGAGCGGTCATTGGCACAACCGCCCGTGCGCTACTGCGGTTTGATGCGCGGCAGCCGCCGCCGCCGCTGGCGTGGCTCGCGGACGGGAAGCGCATCGATCTGCCGTTGCCGCTGTGGCGGTAGATCGCCCATCAGCAGTGGGCTGCGCCGCTGGCGGCGAAACTCCCGCGCCAGGGCCTCCAGCTGGCCGGCACTGGTGTGCAGCCCGCTCTGACGCAGGGCCCGCTCACTGAGGCTGAGCACTTCCAGTACCAGGCCGTAGCTGCACGCAGCGCCTTGCCATTGCCCATGCGGGGCAGCCAGCAACAGCAGTTCCAGGGGTTGAATCAGCTCGGCAGGAAGACCCGGATCCGCACCCCCCGCGCCTTGAGCACGGTCAGGGCGCTGCGCTCCAGCCTGCGGCAGGTGTCCCGGTTGATGTTCAGCCGCGAGGCGATCTGCACATGGGTCAGTGGCGTGGGGGTCAGGTAACGGCATCGCAGCACCTCCCGCTGCTGGGGAGTGAGAGTGGGCGTGGTTTCAATCAGCTGACGCAGGCTGCGGTTGAGATCGCGCTGCTCCAGCTCCTTGGCGTGCTGGTCGTCGTCAGCGAGGAGATCGAGCCAGGTGGCGTCTCCACTGCTGGGATCGGAGCCGCCCCCCTGCCTGGCGTGGTCATGCAGGGAGCGGGTGTCCGCCGCCCTGGCGGCAGCGCGGAGATTGCGCAGCTGGCCGGGCTTGAGGTTGGCCGCTTCTTCAATCTCGGCGTCGGTTGGTGGGCGGTTCAGTTCAGCGCGCAGGCGAGCGCCAGCGCGGGCGACACGCCGCAATCCCTCGCTGACGGTGGTGGGAAGCCTGAGGGCGCCGCCCTGCGTGGCGACGGCGATCTGGCAGCTCTGCTGCGCCCACCACACCGCATAGCTGGAGAAGCGAAAGCCATTGGCCGGCTCAAAGCGGCGTACGGCCTGCAGCAGCCCTTCGGTGGCGGACTGGACGAGATCCTCCATCGGCACACCGCGATTGTTGAAGCGGCGGGCGATGTAGTGCGCGAGGCGAAGGTTGCAGAGGAGGAAGCGATCCTGCGCTCGCCTGCCCCGTCGTTGCACTGCAGCAGGGGCTTGGTCCGGGCCGTCAGGATGATCCTGCCAGGCGCGAATCTGGCGCCCCAGCTCGATTTCCTCGTCGGGGCGCAGCAGGGGGTAGCGGGCGGCGGTGCGACTGAGAAAGTCGGTGGACACCGGTGTGTGTCAAAGGCGTTGTAGTCGACAGGGTGAATGGAACAGGCGTGAAAAGCAACAACTTCAGTTGCCACCTTCCCTACCCTCAGGCCAACAGCGCACTGTCCATGGAGCTGCAATCGGTTCCCTTTGGTGATGACGCCACGGGTGTCGGTCCCTGGTTGGATGAACTGCTGCCACCAACAGCCCAGCTGTTGCTGCGCAGCGTCGAACTGCAGATCGACGAGTTGGATGAGGAGGAGCTGCGCCATGTGCTGGTGGCGACATGGCGGGGCTGGCTGGTGGAGAGGGAGGTGGTGCGCCAGCACCTGCAGGCGATGGACATCCAGCTGGAAGTGGCGTACCCAGAAGGGTTTCTGCCCTTCGATGTGCTCCTCAACGACGGCTTGATCGACACAGCCGAGTGCGAAGAGGAGGAGAGCGATGCCGATCGTTGACATCGGGAAGGCGCTGCAGGGTTACGGCCTGCGCGTCGGGCAGCACAAGGCGTTTGGCCCTGTCGGCAAGCATGCCGAGAACTCGTACCACTACCACGACGAGGCGATCGATGTCACCGATCACCGCGCCGATGAAGGGCCCGAGTACGAAGGCGGGCCATCGCTGCATTGGCAGGAGCGCACGAAGCGCCTGATGCAGAGGGCGCGTGAGCTGGGCACGTTCGATGAGGTGCTTGGTCCTGGCGATGCGGGCCATGGCACGCATGTGCACCTGGCCAAACGCAAGGACCGCCCAGGCCTGAACGCGCAGCAGCTGGAGTACCTGGGAACGGGCCGGTGGAAGCAGCCGGATGGCAGCTACGCGATGGCACTGCCCAACCCGGGCAATGCCACCCCCGCCCCGGGAGCTGCCCCCACCACAGCCACCCAGGAATCGAGTCCGCCCCTGGCGGCGGCGGCGGCGGACTGGAGGGCGGCTGCGGGGGATCCGGGGCGGAGCCGGGATCCGATGAGTGCGGCGTACTGGGAGCGGGAGGACATGAAGCAATGGGCCGCGGCCAACCCGAAGCTGGCGGCGCCGATGCTGGCGGCGGCGGGGGTGAATGCACCGCTGGCGAGCCTGCCGCCGCCGACGCCACCGGCTGCATCGCTGCCGGATGGCTCGTTCAAGCCGGTGAGCCGCGGCGCGCTGGGTGGCGTGCAGGTGGGGCCTTTGCCGCAGGTGGATCCCGAGATGGCGAAGGCGGGAACACTGTCCTGGCAAAGGGCCTATGGGGTGTCCTTGCCCCAGGTGCGTGATGCACAGGTTCGTCATTGGAGCGCGTGATGAAGCAGCAGCAGTCCGCGAACAGGGGGGCTCGCCGGCGCTATGTGCCGCGCTTTGCCGGTGAGGCGTTCGGCCATGACGGCAACCCGGATGAGGGGCCGGATCTGCGGCGGCTGGTGTCAACCGAGGCCTGGAAGCAGCCGCCATCGGCCAAGGTTCGCAGTGAAGTTGCTGTGTAGGCTGGCAGGCTTGCCTGTTCGGACTACAGTTCACGCAGTCTTCAACTGACGGTGTGGATCCACTTGCGTTTGCATTAGGCCTTGTCCTTGGCGGCGGCGCCCTCGGTGGTGGGGTGATGATCGGCCGCCGCGATGTGAGCGAGCTGCGCCAGCAACTCGCCACGGATTCGGTGGTGGGCCAGGCCTCCCTGGAGCGCTTCGGGGCTGGGCATGCGGCCTTGAAGCAGCAGGTCGACAGCCAGGACCGGCGACTTGATCAACTCTGCGTTGATGTCGACGCGCTGCGCAGCGCATCGACTGAGCAGGAGGCGGCGCTGAAGGAGTTCGGCCACCTCCAGGCCCGGCAGGCGGAGGCGGCCAAGAGGATGGTGGCTCAGCTGGAGCAGCTGGAAACCTTCGCCTCCCGCGCTGCGGCTGAGGTGAATGAGCTGCGGCAGCGGGTGGCCACGCCGCCGGTGATGCCAGTTGGCTACCCGGTGATGGCCACTGCCCAACCTGCTTTCGGGATGACACCGCAGCAGGCGGCATCTGCATCGCCGGCTGAGCTGTTCAGCGCAGCGCGCAACGCCCAGGAGGAGTTCGCCCGGCGGCAGCGGCAAGCGATGGCCGGCGCGTTCCAGCAACCCCCTGGCGGCCAATGACGGATGACGCTTTTGCGCGCCAGTTCCAGAGCGCGGCAACCGAGATCGTGCGGATGTACTCGACGGCATTCACGGTGATGGAAATCGAGATGGGAAGCGGTCCAGCGCTGGCATTGGCACCGCATTTCCTTGGCGATGTGGTGGCCGCGGCCGAGCGGATGGCCATCACCCAACTGCAGACTGAGGCAGAGGCCAAGGCACTGGCGGAGGAGGAGCAGGCCGTTCAGCAGCAGCGCCGGCAGCTCACCATCGAGGAGGCCCTGGCGGGCGCGGGGGAGCCATGGTGATGGCCCTCCCGCCCTATCCCGAGCGCAGCCGCCCACTGGTGCTCGGGCTCTACTCGCCGGTGCCCGGCAGCGGCAAGAGCACCTTCGCCCAGGCTTTGGTGGAGGACGGCTTTGTGCGGGTGCCATTCGCCGGCACCCTGAAGGCCATGGCACGGCTGCTGCTGCAGGCGGTGGGCTACGCCGATGAGCTGATCGATGAGCTGCTGAGCGTGCGCAAGGAGGTGCCGCTCGATGCGCTCGATGGCGTCACGCCGCGGCATCTGCTGCAGACATTGGGCACGGAATGGGGGAGGCAGCAGGTGCATCCCGAGCTGTGGCTGCGCTGCTGGCAAGGCCAGGTGGAGCGCCTCCTGGGCGAAGGCACATCCGTCGTCGCTGATGACGTTCGCTTCCCCAATGAAGCAGCGCTGATCGAGACGCTGCCTGGTGGGGTGATGGTGCAGATCCGCCGGCCGACTGGCGTGACGGATGACACGGTGCTGGCCCACGCCTCTGAAGGCGGCCTGGCGCAGTGGCGGTTCGATGCCGACATCTGGAATGGCGGGAGCATCGCCGATCTGGCCTTGCAGGCGCGGCAGCTGGTGCGGCAGCTGGAGGGCTGAATGGAACCGTCGATCAGTCTCCAGTCCCGGGCGACACAGGGGATGGACGAAGCCGTCCAGTCTGCGATTGACGCGGCCGAACGCGGCGCTGATCCGCAATGGAAGGACGCCGCTGCTGGCGTGCTGCGTTCCCTGGCACTGCAGCGCAGTGAGTTCTCCACTGATGACATCTGGTTTCGGCTCGGCGAGATCGGCGTGAGCACACCGGAGCCACGGGCGATGGGGGCGATTGTGCGCCAGGCGGCACGGGAAGGATTGATCGAGTGGACGGGGATGTACCGCCGCAGTTTTCGCCGCGCCTGCCATCGCCGGCCGGTGGCGGTGTGGCGCTCCAAGGTCGGTCCATTCAGCCCGAAGTTGACGCCATGAACGTAGAAGTGAGCTGCCCGAAGTGCGGCGGCAAGGGGAAGGTGCTGAAGCGGCGGATCAGTCGCGAAGGCGTGATCATCCGCCGCCGCCGCTGCGGCCGTTGCCTGCATCACTGGTACACGGCCCAAGTGGAGGAGGTGTGCTGCCCTGACGCGGTGGTGCGCTACGGGTTTGACGCGGACGGGATCGAGCAGGTGTACCTGGCCGATGGGCCGTTCAAGGAGGAGTTGCTGTGAGCACCGCCTACCTGCGGCACCAGGAGGTGCTGAGTGCAGCACTACAGGCCTACTGGGGGTTGCAGCATGGCGCCCTTCCGTTGTCGAGCAGTGAGCGGATGGCCGCGGCGTTGCGTGCCGTCGCGGATGAACTGGAGGCCCAGCAGGTGGTCGTCACAGCGGAGGCCCTCCGCGGGCCACCGGCGACACGGCCGGAATGCACCGATCAATCACCACTTCTGGAGGACGAGAGCCATGGCACAACGCAGCAAGCGGCAGCGGATTGCGGAGACACCAGGCCATGATGTGGTTCATCCGTGGCGCTGGCAGCTGGGCCGGACCGTGCATGCACTGGGACATGCCGAGCCGTTGAAGGTGGTGGGCGGCGAGCTGTGGCTGGGCTGCCCCCATCTGCATCTGATCGATGGCGATGGGGTGGTGTGGCGAGTGCCGCAGCTGCACACCAGCAGCAAGGTGTTCAGCAGGGCGGAGTGATGGCCAGAGGCGTACCCATTCCCAGCGGCGTGTCGTACACGCTGCGGATGACGAAGCAGGAGATGGAAGCAGCGCGGGTGATTGGCAATGGCAATGCTGCCGAGGGGATCCGCATTGCGCTGCGCTACTGCCACGAGCGGGACTTGAAAGCCCAGCCGTTAAGCAGCATTCTGCGCAGCGCGGCGTGGATGGCGAAGGAGCTGGAGGAGGTGAAGGAGCGGAAGCTGCCTAGACGCGGGCGAGGGTGACGGCTGCAGGTTGATCCTGGTACTTGCCCTGGCGGTCCTCGTAGGAGGTAGCGCAGGCCTCGCCTTCCAGGAACAGCGCCTGGACGATGCCTTCGTTGGCGTAGATGCGGCAGTCAGCACTGGAGGAGTTGGAAAACTCCAGGGTGAGATGTCCGCGCCAGCCGGCTTCGCCGGGCGTGAGATTAGCGATGAGTCCGCAACGGGCGTAGGTGGACTTGCCGATGAATTGGCAGGTGATGTCGTTGGGGATTTCCAGTCGCTCCAGTGCTACGCCCAGGCCATAGGAGTGGGCCGGAAGGATGAAGAAGCTGCCGTTGCTGTCGTGATGCAAGACGGCGCGCTCCAGGTTGGCGGAGTTGAACGCCTTGGGGTCGATGACGGTGCCGGGGATGTGGCGGAAGATCAGGAACTGATCAGAGGAGAGGCGGAGGTCATAGCCGAAGGATGACAGGCCGTAGGAGATGACGGCGTGATTGTCGACGCGGCGGATGAGTTCAGGGGTAAAGGGGGCGATCATGCCCCGTTCAGCTTGCTCGCGGATCCAGGTGTCGTTCTTGAGCATGGAATCAGGAGAAGGGATTGGCAGCGGCAGAGCCGGTGGAGAAGGGTGTTTGTTCACCAGCGAAGCGGCGTTCACTGCGGTAGGTGCCGCGGCTGGCGGAGATCTCTGCGCCGGAGGAGATGGAGCGGTTCTGGGGAGCGGTTTCCGGTTTCTCCCGTCCGCGTTGTTCATTCCAGCGCTGGGAGGCGATGAGTCGCTGGGCCTGGGGGCTGAGGCGCTCAGCGCTGCCGGCGAACTGGAAGGTGGCATTGGCGGTGGGGCGTCCGCGCTTGCCGCCGCTGAGGGCAGCGCGGCCGAAGGGCCGGGCACCGGCAGAAGCGCGAAAGCTCATGGGTCAATCGAGGGCGCGAGCGGTTTCATCGATCCCCGTCAAGGTGATGGCCTCCAGGGGGACGGCCTGCTGGGCGGCCTGCTGGAGGATCTGGATGTAGGCGGGGTCGGGGGATTGGGGCGGGGTGGGTGCGGAGAGGATCGCCTGCTGATGGGGGGAGGTGTAGAGCTGATGCCAGAGGGGGTCTGACCAGTCAGACATGGAGATCAGCAACGCCGGTAGGCGAGGAATGAGCTGCCGCTGAGGGTATGGAGCTGGAGCTTTTCAACTTGCTGCAGCTGCCGCTTGAGGAGGATGAGATCGAAGAGCAGGGGGTTGTTGATGGTGGAGAAGAGGAGGAGTTCAGGTTCGGGCCAGTCGAGGGGCTGGGGGATGGCCCAGGGGTAGGGGCGCAGAAGGGCGATGAGGCGGGTGGCGGTCTTGGAGAAGCCAGCCAGCTGCGCCTTGGTGAGGATGACGGTTGGGTGGGTGGCTGCGGCGTGATGGAGTAGGAGGGTGGGGTTGTCGTAGACGAGGGAGCGTTCGGGTCTGAGCCAGCCGCTTTCGGTCTGAATCGATGGTGCACCGGCTGTCAGGACAGGGATGCGGCAGCGGGGGTGGCCATTGAGAAGGGCAACGCCACTGCAGCCGCCATTGATGACGCGGCCGGTGATGGTGCAGTACGGGGCGCGAGCGGTCATGGCTCGCCTCCGGTGATGGTGGGCCGCTCGATGCGCGAGGTGGTGAGGACGGGATGCACGGGCATGCGCCGCGTGGCGATCAGGGCGTGCTGCTCCCAGTCCTCACCGAGGTCTTCTGTCAGCAGGACACGGCCAAAGGGTGAGAAGGCATCGAGGAAACGGGCGAGGGCGTCGTCATCGAAATGGGTGCCGTTCGCCTTGGCCGGCAGGTAGAGGGAGACGGAGTTGAAGGAGGGGTTGATGCGCACCAGCTCCTGGGTTGCGGTGAGCCAGCGCCAGTGGGTGAGGCGGCGGTAGTGAAAAAGGAACGGGAAGGAGAGCAGCAGCGGCTCGGAGCGAAGCCAGTCGGACTTGCCAAGCAGGAGGACAGCGGCGGTGACGCGATCCGCGAGGTAGTCCCGCAGCAGCTTCTGCAGCTGGTAGCGGGCGATGATGCCGTCAGGGTGGGGGTGGAGGAAGACGCGGCCGGCCCAGGGTTCGGCGAGTGCGGCCTCTGCGTCCTCGGCTCGATACCAGCCCATCGCGTCGATGGACTGCTGGGCGATGGCGGTGGAGCAGGGGTCGAGATCGATCCAGCCGAGGGTCTTGCGAACAGCGGCGATGTAGTCCTCGGGCGGGATGAGGACGGTGCCATCGGGATCAGGCAGGTGGCCGCGGCAGCGGCCGGCGGGGCGAACGCGGAGAGCCATTAGCCGATCTCCCGAATGGCGGCAGCAGCGGCAGCGGGATCGCGGTCGATGTCCAGCTCGTAGACGCGAGCGGTGCCGTGGCCATCGCCATCGCGCTCCAGCAACAGCAGCAGGGCCGTGGTGCTGGTGTCGATGCAGCCAAGGCGCTCCAGCAGCCGCCGATGGACATCAGCCATGGCGGTGTCGTTCAGCTCCTCGGCGATGGCGAGGTTGTGGTGCAGGGTGTGGGAGGTGGCCCAGGTGCTGCGTTCCTTGCGGTTCTCAGCGATGGCGACGACAAGGGCGCCGGGGCCCTCCCGGGACGCATGCTTGGCGCATTGGGTGATCAGATCCTTGAGGATCAGAGTGGCCGCGGCAGCAGCGAAACGCTTCTGGCTTTCACTGGGGGATTGGGGCAGCCCGAAGAGTGCAGCGGCCAGGTGATCGCGGGACATGGAGGTGCATCAACCTGAAGCAGGGGTAAGGAGAATCTGCGGCGATGCGCGTTGGATTCAGCCCCAGCGTTGCTTGCGGTCGTTCTTGCCGTGCTTCATCGGGATGAACTTGGAGTCGGTCTGTTCGGCGAGATTCTGGTAGCCGTATTTCGTCTGCCGGTATAGGCTGTCCGAGAAGCGAGCTGTCAGTTCGTTGAGCTGGTTGGTGATGTCTTCAAAGCCGGTGAGGCCGAGGTCAGCGGAGAACCGGCGATCAGCTTGCCAGAACGGAACGGACTCGGTTTCACCCTTGTAGTTGGTGATCGCCACGTTCCCTCGGTTGGGGTCTGTGTTGAAGTTGTGGGTCCAGGGGTTGACCGCATAGCTGCCGTCGTGTTGCTTGTCAAAAGGATCAACAGCGCCCCCGGCGTCGGTGATGCCACTAGCAGTGGGCCGCCCCTGAATCATTCCGCCATAGGCTTCCCGCGCCTTCTTGATCTGGTCTGCGGGAATCCTGGAGGCATCAAATGCCATGGCCGGCCGTGGACGAGTCAGGCTGAGGGTATGGTCTTGGCCTTGGCGAGCATGGTGCCGGGCTCCGCCTGCCAGGTGCCGCCGAGGGCGATGGGCTGGTCTTTCTTGGGCAGTGGTTCCAGCCGGTGGATGATGACATGGTCAACGCGGGTGCTGCCTTCCCACTGGATGGCAACAGAGGTGTGCCGCTCCCCGAGTCGCTCGGGCATGCCGACGACGATGCCAGGGCGACGCCCTTTGAGCTTGGGATGATCGCGGCGATCACGGACGAAAGCGGACTCGTCGGTGCGGCGGCGAACGCGCATGCCCAGTTGAAACTCAGCGGTCTTCACGGGAGTCAGGGGGTAGGGGTGGGGGTCACGCCTGGGATGGGCGTGTGTTTGCTGCAGATGGAGCGGGCATAGGCTTCGGGCCGGCATGTAACGCGCTCAATCCGCTTGGTTTTGCGGTCGTAAACGGCAAAGACTTGAGGCGGCTCGTAGTAGCAGAAGCCTTCTTTGGCCTCGGTTTCCTGGAACCAAAGGCAGTTACCGCATTCGTTGCCGTTGTTGTCGACTGTCCAATCCATGTGTTCATCCCGCTGAGGTGAAAGCGTCGGTTTGCGGAGCGATGTCATCCCGGCTGCGCGAGGACATCAGGGTGATTGGCGTGGGGCGAGCGGTGCCACCGGTGCGGCTGAGCTGGAAGCCGCGCAGGGCCAGCTGCAGGCGAGGCTTGCCGTTGTAGTCGTAGCTCTCCAGGGCGCCGTAGGTGGTGATGGCACTGCCTGCCTCCAGCTCGGCCAGCAGGGGAGCGGCGGCGTAGTAGGCGTAGCAGCTGATGCGCAGCCAGGAGGTGCGGGTGTCGTTCTTGGCGTAGGCCAGCGATGCCGTCACCCGATCACCCTTGGGGTTGTAGGCCGCGGCTTTGTCGGTGTCGCCATCACGGCCGAGGTTGCCAGAGGTGACGGCCCACAGAGGCGAGGGGGTGGGGTCTTCCGCCGCGGCTGGGGCCAGATGCAGTTCGTTGGCGTGGACGCGCAGGATCTCCAGGTTCTCGCCTGGAGCCTCCAGGGCGCCGACGAAGCTGACAACGCGGCCGAGGTAATCCGTCAGGTCGGGGACTGCGTGGCCAGCGGTGGAGGCGATCAGCGTGGCGGGGCGATGCAGCCCCAGAGCCTCCAGGGCAAAGCCATCGGCGGTGGTGACGAGTCGGGCGTCACCGAACACCTCGCGCATGGGACAGGGGCAACGACAGTCCAGAGCGTAGGGGGATTCGACTGCTTGTGCAACCCGGGTGAACAGGGCGTCCCTGTCGAGTGCTTCACAAACTGTGATTCAGGGGCGTGATTTTGAATGCATAGATAGATCGCGCATGCATGCGCGCACATCACGAGGCCCCCTGCGATGCAGCATCGTTGCAGATCCCTTGCAAACACTGGAATCTAGGCAAACACGGAAAGCGAGGCTCGATGCAATGAACCGTGAGATCCATTGCAATGACTGGGATCTCACCGGGTTGTCTCAGCTTGATACCGATGCAGTGAACATTGGAATGGCCTGCAGCCACAGGGACGCCGAGCTGTTGAACCCCTGCGTTATGGCATTGCCTGAGACTGGAGCCAGTCAAACAGCGGTTGCGGCATGCCCTAAGATCCAGCCGGAGGCGTATGGCTATGTCTCGGAGCAATGTCTCCAAAGTAGCAAGGAAGAAGGTGTATCTATAGATCGAATGATCTATAGATCACCAATGAAAGAATTGAAGAAGCAGGAAATGAAGCGGGTGATCAATCCCAGCCGGGATAAATATCGACGGTGTCAGCTGGCATCTGAAGCTGGTCGGTGGTGTCAGCGCAGAAACCTTTGGCACTGGCGATGGCGTAGTTCTTGAACTTCTTGTGGGTTAGTTCGCGGATGGCGCCTGTTAACTCCATCTCCTTGAGAAGGTCGTTGCGCCCTGGCCTCGTGAAGATCCTCTTGCCATTGCCGCCACGCTGGTTGAGCATGATGCGCAGGTCATCGCGGCTGATGCCGGCGTAGTTGCGTAGCTCATCGGTGACATCGAGGTGGGCGACGCGGCTACGATGGCGCTCATAGTGCTCTTGCAAGATGGCGAGAATCTTGCCTTCATCAGTGCTGTGATCATCACCTTCAAAGTGGTTGAGCTGTACAAGCCTGCCGTCCTTGATGGTGTACGGGATCTCTCGATTTCCGCGTAGACTCACACGGGTTTTCTCGATACAAAAGTGGTGTTGCTCATCCTTCTTCTTGATGGAGAAAATGCCACTGATCATCTCGCCAATGCCTGATGCTCCCTGGAATGTCGGGGTGTCCTTGGCCTGGTGGTGAATGAACAGCGACGCCGCCCCGCGGGAGGAGCAGATCTTGGTCAGGATCTCGATGTAGTCCGTGATGATCTGATCGCCAACACGCACGTTGCGCGGGCAGATTGCCTTTAGTGAGTCGAAGATCACCAGGGCGTAAGGCACCCCTTCGGCCGCGGCTTCCTCTAGGATTTCGGCCAGGCGATGCATCTCATAGAGATTCATCTTCCATGGGGTGGCGTTATTGCAGGTGCTCTCCCCGATGACGCGCAGGTAGTCCTCGCACCACTGCGCCTGATCCATCTTGTGGCGCTTGGCGTAAGTCTTGAGATCCGTGATGGCTCCATCACCGCCATCACTGGCGACATAGAGCACGCGACGGGTGCCGAAGATCTCACCGGGGACAGGATTGCAGTCGAGGAAAGCGGCGTGATCCGGGGTGCCGGTGATCACGCGGGCGAGCATCAGCGCCATCGTGGACTTGCCTGTGCCCGTCAGGCCGTAGAGCATGTAGCTGCGGCCGGGCATCATCAGATCCGGCAGGAGCCACTCCGCTTCTTCCAGGATGTGATCGCTGAGCTTCTGGGGTTTGATGTCCCGCTTGGTGCGACCGCCCAGGTTGTGCTCGCGCTTGAAGATGTCCAGCAGGGCCTGGTCGATGCGCCAGCTCTCCCGGCCGTAGAGCGGTAGGAGGTTGGCCAGTTCGTTGCGGTATTCGACTTGCAGGGCGCTGCCTTCTGCTTCATCCACCGCCTCCTCGCTGCCATCCTTCTGGTGGATCAGCTCGACTTCCAGGCGGTAGATGCGCCAGAGCAGATCATTGTGTAGATCGACGGCCTCACGGGTCTGGGCGTCTGCAGCGGATGAGCCCAGCGCCTGCGAGTTGAGATTGAAGCTGATGCGTTGGAGCTGGGCCGGCGAGACGGCATCAGGAATGGGGGAGGAGAAGTCTTGTTGTGGGGCGATGTCATCCCAACTGCGGGAGGACATCAGGGTGATTGGGGGGGTGGAGGTGCTGCGCTTGCGCCGCAGCTCCACGGGCAGCAGCTGGTACCAGTTGCTGCCGTGTTGCTCCTTGGCCAGAGCGAACAGCTTGCCCAGGCCGCTGCGGCTACCCGCCTTGTCGTAGCGGCGGGCTACGCCTTTCTGCGTCTTGCTGTGGTGGCCGCGGTCGTGCCAGGCCAGGAACGCATCACGGACGGCGTCCGAGCCACTGGCAGCGCAGGCGTTGAACACCTGCACCCAGTAGCTGGAGAATTCGCCATCGACGCTGGGCCGCAGCAGGTTGTCGAGCAGGTAGACGGCGCGCTGCTCATCCAGGCCGTCATCGTCAAAGCTGGCAGCGGCCGCGGCTTGCAATCGCTGGCGGCCCATCGCTTTGGCCCGTACCCGGTCCACCGCATCAGCTGTGAACTCCCAGTCCAGGGGCACGGCCTGGCCTAGCTGCACCTGGGTGGCGTCATTGCCATACCAGGGTTGGGCTGGCTTGGCCGGGGAGGTGTCCTTCAGCTGCAGCCCGAGGCGCTCCAGCAGCAGGTGGTAGCGCTCGGCGTACAGCTCAGTCCCGCCCGGCTCACCGATGTCGATCGCCTCGGCCGGGAAAAGGGCGCGGAAGCTGTGGTTGGTCGGTGATTGTCGCTTCTGCTGCTTGGCATCATCGAGATGGGAGCAGCTGGTGTAGGTGAAGGCGCAGTGGCGCTGGGCAAAGGGGATTGCCCAGAACTCCTCAAGGGTGATGTCGCCATCGACATCGAGGATGATCAGGTTGGAGGCGCGGCAGCTCTCGGTCTTGCGAGGGCCGTCGAGCTGGCAGTTGAGGAACGCCTTGCCGCAGCTGATGTGATCGATCAGATCGGCGAAGTCCAGGGCCGCGACGGTCCAGGTGTCACTGGCATCGGCCGTTCGGAAGTCCTTGGACTTGTTGTGATGGCCGTGATGCAGGGACACCAACGCCAGCAAAGGCTGGCTGCCAACGCTCTCTCCCACGCCGATGAACCCGGGTTCGGCTTGAGGGTAGGTGATGGGTCAACCCCAGTTGCACAGGGCATGGGGTGGTGGGCCGCGGCAGGTGAAGGCCTGTGATGCAATTCCCGCAACAGTGCCGGTTGTTACACCAGCCGCAGGCGACAACCGCTAATTGCCTGTATTAGAACGGTGGAACTCGATTCGACAGGAGCGCTGGCCCCATGGCAGCCTTGGATGCAGATGGCGGGCGGGCTGAGAATCCTCAGGATCCCCAGCGGCGCCTGCGGGATGAGCGCTTTGCCGAGCTGATCAACTACGCCCTCAGGCGTCTGGGCGCAGAACGCGGCGCTGTCCTTGGTGCCCAGAACGAACTGGCCGCGTCGCTTCATATCTCTTCAACGATGCTGCATCGCTACAAGACCGGCGGCGCCGACTTCGACGCGCTCAAGGCACGCACGGTTGCGCAGCTCGCCAAGGTGATCGACTTCGACATCACCAGCGTCTACATCTGGGTGGAGAGCGGCCGCGAGGCTGCGCTGGAGCATCAGCGGTTGCTCAGTCAGCGTCCCGTCGCCTTCTCGGCTCTGGAGTTGGCACGGGAGCTGGTCCGCTTGCTGGAGCGCTATGGCTCTGCCCTCGATGAACCGACGGCACCACCACCACCACCACAGCTGCAGTGCCAGGCCTTGATGGAGTTCATCCGCCAGAAGCGGGAGCCGGCACCGGAGCTGTTCGATGAGCTGGCCGCCATCCTCACGCTCACCCCCGTGCTGGAAGCGATCGAAGCGGGTGGTGAGCAGGAGCTGAATGAGGTCCAGTGGGGCGGGTTGGCGAAGCTGCTCGGCCGGCCCGTCTCCACCCTGCAGGAACAGTTCCTGCTTTAGGCCGCCTGCAGCTGGAGTATCTATGGGAGAACGGTGGGTTGCGGTTTGTGGCTACGAAGGCCTCTACGAGGTTTCAGATCGTGGGCGCGTGCGCAGCGTTGATCGCGTTGTGCCTCATAGGCGATTCGGCCAGGTGAAGAGGAAAGGAAGGATCAGGAAGTTCTCCACAACAACCTATGGATATTTGCAGCTTGTATTGAGCAAGTGTGGAGTTCACGAGAACTGTATGGTTCACAGCCTTGTCGCTGAGGCGTTTCTGGGCGAGAGGCCAGACGGGATGGTTGTTCTGCATGGCCCTGGGGGCAAGACGGACAACCGACTGGTGAATCTCTCCTATGGGAGTCCTTCGCAGAATCAGCTGGATCGCGTGAGGGACGGGACGGCGTCTCGCGGCGCGCGGAATCCAAGGACTCGCCTTGATCAGGGGCAAGTGCTGGAGATCAGGCGCCTTGTCGCAAGACGAGGTTCAAAGTCGATCTCGTGTCTCGCAAGGGAGTTGCGGATACCGAGGTCGACTATCTACAGCGTGTTGCCGGGCGGGCGGTGTTGGGCTTGGCTTGAGGAGGCCTAGGCCGCCAGCAGTTGGGCGCTGGCGCGCTTGGCCCAGAAGGCGGCCGCCAGCTGTTTGAAGTTCTCCGTCTCCAGCTCCAGGTCGGGGCCCGAGATGTAGAACATCTGGGATTCACCGGCAGCCGGCAGGCCGACGATGATCTGCAGTGCGTCGATGTGGAGATCGAGCATCTCCTCGACTGCCAGCTTGTAGGCGCACAGCTGACGCACGGTCTTGCGGAACTTGAGGAAGCCGGTGCGCTTGAACGCGGGCACCTGGCTACCGCTGCAGCGGTAGTAGGGCTGGTTGCTCGTCTTGAAGTCACCGAGGATCGTCAGGCCGCGGCGGTGCTTGCCGATCAGATCCGGCGTGCCGGCATAGCCCCACTGCCAGCTCCACACCCGGGCCAGGCGATCGGGATCCCCGGCCGGGGCACTCCAGCAGTGCTCCCAGCCCTGCACCAGGGGCCGCTCGTTCCACAGGAAGGTGCTGTAGCTCGCCAGGTGTTTCTCCATGCCGCTGAAGGCCGCGGCATCCACATCGGTTGAGAAGCTGGGTTCGACGCCACGGATGTAGTCCTCCAGCGCCGCATGCACCCGGGTGCCCCGGTCGCGGCCGGCATTGGGATCGCGGCCGGCGGCCAGCTCTTGTTGGCGCCAGTTCTCCAGCCGCTGGCGGTCCTCCTCACTGCTGGCATCACTGAGGATCGAGGTGACGCCGGGGACGGCCAGCCACTCGCCGCTGCCGGTGGGCGGGGGGATGGGGTAGAAGCGGATGCCGCTGGCCGGATCGATGTAGCGGCGCCGATCCGGCGGGGATGGGGCGGTGGGCGCAGCTGTCATCCAGGCCAGCGTGTCGTTCATTGGTCTTGATGAAGTTGGGTGAAGTTATGCAGCATTTGCATTGGGGTGGAACCAGCCAAATCCGACGAAAATCTGCGTATGCTGCGCCGACCTTCGCGTCGACGTAATGGATGTTGCGCTGAGTCAGCGCCCTACTGCTCACGGTATGGAAGTCACCGTTACTGCAGTTGCGCGCTCCAACGGCGAATGCCGTTGCGTGCTCACGGCCGAACACCTCCCCGCTCGCCTGGTGATGATCAACCACAGGCCAGCGCTTCGCTTTCGGGATGTCATTCCTGAAAATCCAGTCACCGCTGCCATCCTGCGCCGCGTCGTTGAACGGGGGGTGAGCTTTGATCTGCTGCTCACCTCCCTGCTCCAGCTGAACGCCGAAGCGCAGTGGCATGCGTCGCTCAGTTACCCGGCTGCGGCGGCTGCACCTGCCGCGCCAGCTGATCGAGCTGCTGCACCTGAACGCTCTGCAGGTACGCATCGATGTGCGCAATCAGCTGCGTGCTCACCACCGGAGCCGCAGCCAGTCGGTTCTGCAAGTCCTGCGGGTTGACGCGAGGATCGCCGCGGCTGATCAGGGCCGCGGCCACCACCATCGCAGCCAGCGTCTCGGTGGTGGGAATCGTGCGGGCCAGTGGGAAGCCGTCATTGGTGAAGGCCTCCATCACCTCAGTCAGCTGCTTCAGTTCCGCCAGGATCTGGCGCAACAGCTCAGCATTCGTCTCCGCTGGGGATGTGGCCATCGATCTGCACTGCGCTAGGCGGAGGGTAAGGGGCCTCCGCCGCTCTGCTGCTCGATCAGGTCTTCCACCGTGCCGTCGATGATGGCGCTGTCGAATGGCGCCCAGCGATCGGTGCTGCGAAACGCGAGGCACATCAGCAACGCGCCGCGCTCCAGTGGTGGTATGGCGCGAATCACCTGCTTGGCGCTCGCGTCATCCAGCTGCCGGCGGATCCTCAGGATCCCCTCCGGTGTCGTCTGCGCCATCAGCTGCTGCGCTACGGACTGGATGCGTTCAGCGGAGAGGGGCATGGCTGGAGCGGTCGATACGGGAAAGGGCGTCAGTTGATCTGACGCCCTTGGTGGTGGACTGCAGGCAGCGCTCTGGGATCAGGGCAGCCGCAGGGATGGGCGGAACTGGGGCCGGCGTTCGGGCAGGCCGGCACCGATGGCTTCCAGCTTGGCCATCTCCGTCATCTTGCGCAACGGCGGTGGCTCCTGCTTCAACTCCTCGTCAGTGAGCCGTGGATCGAAGATATACAGCCGCCGCTCGTGCAGTCCACTCTCCGGCGCCCAGAAGTCGAGCGTTGCGCTGACATACAGGGGGTGGAACAGGCCGGCGGCGATCGCCGTGCGTTCGCCATCCAGCCAGCCATACACCCACAGGGGGACACCCATGCGGATGTTCAGCTCCTCCATCTCCAGATCCGGTGGCAGGGCATAGAGCGGATCGTCACTGCGGGTGTGCAGGCGGATGGCGCCATCACCGCGTCGTTCATCCGGTTCATCCAGCAGGGCCCGCTCGGTGAACGGTCCACACCATTCGATGCTCAGTGTTTTGCCGTGGCCATCCAGCAGTCGGTGGATGTAGGGCTGGCCTGGGTCGATTGCTGTCACCAGCAGCTCGTTGATCATCAGGCCGATGCCAGCAGCCAGGCCGCGTTCGGGGCTATAAAGCGCCATGACAAGTGAGGTTGCAGAGGGTTGAGCCCATGCGCATCAACTGGCAGGAAGAGCGCGCCAAGGTCGAACGACTGGAGCTGCTCTATCAAGCCGATGGCCGCCATGAACGCAGCCATCCATTGCATGGGCGGTACACGGGACTGGCCTTGACGGCACCCTCGGCATCGGAGCAAGGACTGTCTGCGCTGGCTCCGACTGCGGCATCCCCTGGTCCCAGTGGTGGGGCCCCATCTGTGGGGGCGCCCGGGGAGCTACCGAGTGATGAACACCCTACATCACAGGCAACCGGCGTGCAAGCGTGCGACCGCGGCGGCAGCAGCGCCCCATAGAAAAAGGAAAAAACACCCCCGTACCAGGGTGGCGGCTGCCACATGGGTACAGGGGTGTTGGGTCCATGGGTGTGGACGGAACAGCGTGGTGGAAGGGCGGATCTCCTGCGGCGCAAGGGATTTGCCCTGTGGATGCGGCTGTGTCTATGGCGGTGACGAGATGCTTCTTGTTGGCACCAGATCGCTTCCAGGGCAGGGGCTCTGCCCTGGTGACGATGCAAATCAGGCAGCGGCCTTCTTCAGCCGTGCTGCCTGGGCGGCACGCTGCTTGTTGAAGAAGTCCCGATCGATCTGGTCTTCCACTTGCCTCTGAATGTCGAGCAGTCGTGTGAGTGACTCGCTGTACCAGGGCAGTTGGCTCTTCATTTGATCGGGATCATTGATCCGCTCGATTGAGTTCTTCCATTGTTCAAACTGACTGCTGCGCATCTCCAAGGCGTTGCGCAGTAGCTCCCAGCTGTCTTCCTCCAGCTCCAGCGTGATGGTGCGGGGGCCGGTGGGCCAGGAGGATTCCTTGGCTTTCTGTTGTCGTTTGGTGGCGGCCATAGGATTTACGGTGAAAGGGTGTCGACTTGATTCTGAAGTCTTATCACTTCAGAGCAGAGCTTCTCGACTAGCCAGCAGAGAATGAGAATACGCTGGCGGTCATCTGTGGTGGCCCCTAATTCGTCGTTGAGGACTTTGAGTTGCTGGTCAAGGGGTTGGTCTGCGATTTTCTCGTAGATGCGCAGATAGAGGCTCATTGCTGCCCCCCCTGCGCATCAGGCGCTGGGTTCTCCAGCGTGTGTGCGTCGATGGCATCATCCAGGTAGATGCCATAGCGCAGTGCCAGTTCACCGCGGTCCTGGTCGGAGCCCTCGTTGAGAGTCTCCAATTCTTCTTCTGACAACCAGCGGGTGTCGAAGATCATGGCGGTGTTGGCGTCAAAGAAGGTGCCCGAGTCCGGGTCGATGACGCAGAAGTGAGCGAGAGGATTCATGGGAATGAAGAGGTAGAGGATGTGGGTTCAGAGGCCAAGCCAGCTGGCGGAGAAGTCCTTGAACGGGGGTTCGTCCTCCAGCGGTGGGCGCACAGGTAGTGGTGCCTTTCCGGCTGGGCGGACAGCCACGTAGGCGCAGGGGTAGGTCTTCCGCAGGTAGCGGGCGTGCTCGTGCGCGGATTGCCGGGCTTCCTTTCCATCGGGATCGTCCTCGCAGGTGAAGCGATGGTCGAAGCACCACTCCCATTTATCGGGTTCAGCAATCCAGATGTCGTAGCTGGGGCCGTGATTGAATGTGCGATCTTTGATCAGATCCCATTCCTCAGCAGCGCGGTTGATCAGCTCGCAGACATCAGATGGTTCAAGATCCATTGAGATGGCGATTGAGTCAATGACGCGCATGCCATCAGGCTGGATCATGTCAAACGCTCCCGCTGCATCGATTTCAGCGATCAAGCGCGGGAATTGGATGGTGTTATCGTCCCAAGTTGAGGAAGTCATTGGTCTTCACCGGCTGGTGCCGGGGTGATGGTTTCGGGGTGGATCAAGTTGGCTGCTTTCGTCGCTGCGCTCAGCGATTGCAGCAGCGTCTTGGGCTGGGCTTTGAGCGCAGCAATCCACGAGCCCAGGTAGGCCGCGTGGTTCTCTACGGCACTGCCGATTTCCAGCCGCACGCCCAGTAGGAAGGCGCCCAGCTCAGCAATCAGCTCTTCCTTTGCGTAGCTCTCGGAAGCGCGCCCCGCGAAGTGCACAATCCCGTCACGGGCCAGGCGATCGCCATGCCCCGTGCTATGAACCGCCTCATGCGCCCAGGTGGCGTAGAAGCCAGGGCCGCTGAGGAATTGATGCCGTGGCGGCAGCGTGATCCGATCCGCCATGGGCGAATAGAACGCGCTGTTACCGCCATAGGTGACAGGAACGCACCAGGCGCCCAGCACCGCTTCTGCCTGCTGCAGGATCTCCGGCTCCTGCCGCTGCTCGGGGGTGCCGATGGCCGCGGCAATCGCCTCGGCCAGGCCCTCCCCTTCCAGATCAGCGGCATTGAAGACGCACACCGGCTTGAACGATGTCCATTGCCGTAGTTGCGCTTCCCCCTGCTCGTTGAGCACGGGCTTGCCGCCCTCATCGAGTTCCTCGTAGCGGTTGAGCTGGGGCCGCACGATGTAGCAGCCGCGGCTGCCCTTGCGTGGGTACCAGTCCTTGCTCTTGGCCTGGCCGTGGCCAGCCCAGAGCGGCAGTTCACTGCCGCGCATCGCCAGTTGCATCTCCAGCAGGGCAGGGTTGCCGCCGTGATACGGCTCGCTGGAGATCAGGTTGCGATGTTGCCCCAGGCTGGTGCCGCGCCAGTCCCGTTGCCACGGGTTGACGCCAGCTTCCAGCAGTTCGATCAGCCCGGCGACGAGCTTCTCTTCTGGTGTGGGGCCTTCAGTCTTTCGTTTGCGTGAAGCCTTGGTTGCAGTTGCCATTGCCTGAGATGAAAGGCAGTTGCTCAAGGCCCCCGGGGAGGGGCTACCTGAGCTGCTCGGTGCATTGGCGCAGCGTTTCTGTTGAACGCTCCAGTGCTTGCTTGCTCTCGCCGTCAATTCGCTTCACTTGCTGCACCAAGTTGTTGGTGATCCACACCAGACCAGCCATCGTTCCGATGCCGAGGAACAGCAGGATCGCCATGCCAATCAGAATCGGCGCATCGTCATGGCCGCTTTGTCTGCGGTCCCAGTTCACTCGCCACGCCCTGACGGGCCAAGGGTAGGGAGCGCATCGTGCAGTCCCTCGCCTCGGCGCTCCCGTATTCCGGGTAGTCGAAGCTGCATCGCGTGCCGGTGTTGAACCCGCAGCTTGCGCAGGGGTTCGACACACCCGCAGGCGCTGGCGTGCATTCGCTGCGCCTGAGCCCAAGGACTGCTTCGATCTGCTGCAGCTGGGCCGCGGCCTGGGTCAGGCGCTTGTAGTCCGCCTGCAGCAGCTCATACGTCGTGAAGCGCTGGCCGCAGTCGCGGCACTGGCGCCGGCGCCGCTGGACGCCGGCTTCATGGCGGCTTTCCACTGGTGCTGCACCGCTCGTGCCCTGGCATTTCGGGCAGCGGATGCTGTTGCTCATCGGCCAGCAGTGGCCTGCATGGCAGCCACCAGCACATGGTCCGCGGCCAGGTGGTGGTCGTGCTGCCGGAGCCAGTGGCTGACGACGGTGAGCATGGCGCCGTAGTTCTCGTGGTGGACATAGAACGGTTCAGCGCCAAGGTCGGTGACAGCGGAATTCGCCATCTGCTCGTAGAGCAGCGGCTCCTCTTTCGGGAGGATCGGGATACGAGCATCAGGCGCAGGGGTGGAGCGCATGGATCAGCGGGCGATGGTGGGACGGCGGGAGCGAGCTGCCTGCACGGCGGACAGACGCTCCAGAAGAAGCAGTTCCTGGCGATGCTCTTCATCACGAAGAATTGATGCCTCCGCGATGGCGGCATCGCCGTTCTCGATGAGCCAGCGGGTGAGGATGGCCGCGGCCATTTCCGATGGCCGCTTTCGCTGTAGCCGCGCCAGGCTGCTGAGCGTGATCGCCGGCCGGGCTGCCAGCTCTGCCTCGACGCGGATTGCTGGCAGGGTCACTTCAGTAATCATCAGGGAAGAGGACAGTGGTGACGGCCTCGGGCGAGGCGTAGGCGTCGGTGATGATCCACAGGACTGGATGCTCAGCGCTCGTCCAGACGGACATCAGCCGGCCGCCATCCTGTGGTGCATGCCTGGCGTGGGCATTGAGGTGGGCGTCATCCGGGTGGATGTCGCCGTCCTCGCCATTGAGATGGCGGTTGAGGCATTGGCGCAGGTGCATCTCACGGGGGATCTGCTCTGCTGGTGCGCTGTGGATCCAGGCGTTGACGGCATGGGTCAGCAGCAGCCGGCCGTAGTTGGCCATCGATTGCACCGGTGGATGCGCCTGGCTCTGCCGCTCTGCCTCCTGTTGCGTTGCAGCCGCAGCAGGAAGGACGGATTGGCTCAGTACCTTGCGACTGGACTGCACGGTTGGAGGCAGGGTGCCCAGGGAGCCGCTGGCCTTGAGCTGGGCCCAGGCCGCTTCATGAGCGGCATCGGCATCAGCGGCTTCCACCTTGATCAGGAGCTGATGTTCGATCAGTTCCTTGAGCAGGAAGGAGAACTCAGGCATGGGTCTGCCCGGCGATCAGGTTGTTGAGCCGCTGAAAGGCAGCGCGCATCTGCTGCCCTTCCAGGTAGCTGCTCACGCTGATGGCCGGTGAAGTCTCCAGCTGCTCTGTCAGGCTGTCTGCAGCAGCCTGGTGGCCATCAGCACTGGAGGCGCTGGCCACGGAAATCGTCGCCTCGCCGGTGAACACTGCTTCGCCATCCGGTGTGCCTTTGTTGTGGCAGGTGCTCAGCGTGATCGTGTTGACGTTGCCGTCGAGGCGGGTGACGGCAACGTGCAGCAGGCGGCCGATCGGTTGATCGCCCATGTGGGGATTGGGCGGGGCATAGAGCAGGACGCGAGCTTTGCCGTCCATGCCGGCCAGCAGCTCGCGCAGTTGGGAGATGTTCACGGTGATGGGGCGATGGGGTGCGTGGGTCAGGCAGCCTTGGAGATGGAGATGCAGGTGCTCTCGGACCGGTAGCGGGACACAGCGAACCGGCACTGCTGCTCTGCGTCGGTGGGCCACTGAAAGTTCAGCCCTGCCAGTTCCGCCAGCTCGGCGATCAGCAGCCGGGCGCTGGGATGTTCAGCGCGATGGGGGATGTCGGCCTGGCGCAGCTCGTCGAGGGTGGTAAGCAGCGCGGTGGCCAGGGTGTTCGGATCGCGGTTCTCGCAGTGGCAGAGGGCGCGGGAGGCCCAGGCGGCTTCTCGCTCCAGCTCAGGAAGAGAGGGGGGTGTTGCGGGTGAATCCATGGGAGGGGTAGGTGGGTGGTGGCAACGGCAGTTGTGGGGGAATTCTGCCTGTTGTGTTGCGCAACTGGGCGCAGTCGTTACTCTCCGACCAACCGCAGTTGACACCGATGCAGCCGATGCAGCCATCACTGGCACGGCAGGTGGTACTGGAAGAGTTCAAGCGCTCCTTGCCGGAGCGCTCGATCGAGGATCTGCGCCAGTGCTGCGAACGCTTGGCGGAGCTTGCACTGGTGTTGCAGCCCGCCGCGATTCGTTGGCTGGTCGATGACGCCATCACGGCCTGGGGTGCCGTGAAGGCAGGGCCGTCACCAGCAGGGCCGGTGACGGCTCGCCATGAAGCGATGGCCGCCGATCTCCTGGCGGACCTCGGCGTTCACCACTCGTAGCTGGCGTCGCCCACGCTCACTTCCTGGTCCGCGCCGTTCTCATCCCGCACGGTGGGCGGGAGTGAAGCGCCGGCCGCGGCAGGCGGTTCGGTGGCTGGCTCCAGCGGGTTGATGCCGCGCCAGTAGTTCTCGGGGAACCAGGCCCTGGCAGCCTCCTCGTGGGCAGCCTTGTTGCGCAGGACGCGCAGGTTGCCCGTGGCGTCATAGGTCGCAGCAGGCGTTGCCGGCTTGGCGTCACGGAAGACCGTCAGGTAGAAGTTGACGATGCCGCTTGGCGTCATCCCAAACTCCTCGTTCTGAAGGATCAGGCCGATCTTCTTCTGCAGGGTGAAAGAGTCGATGGTGGCAGCCACCATCCGCTCTTCCTCGACAAGCCAGGCGCGAGCAAGCCAGACGCTGCGCGGGCTGGCTTTCTCTTCCATCGGCTTGCCGTCCCTGTCGGTCTTGCCGGGGCCGTGGTTGAACTTGTAGCCGATCTCGCTCTCGTACCCCTTGGGATACTCCTGCGAGAGGCGGACTTCGCGGTTCATGGTGAACCACTTCCAGCCGGCGTGGAACTCGGAGCAGAGGTAGAGCTTGATCGAGCCCCCCTCAGGCAGGTCTGAGGGGGACCAGTAGAAGTCGGGCTTGCCGTCGGCAAAGGCAGCAGGCAGCAGGCTGGCGGCCGGGATGAGCGTGTTGCTCATGGCACTGGTCAGAGTGAACTCCCCAAGGGAATGGGGTTTCACGCTGCATGCGCGATTGATTCGGCTGCGGCCTCAGCCACTGCCGCTTGCGCTGGCGTCGCCGTTTCGATGTACCGGTAGGAGCTGCCGTTGCGGCTGAGGTTGGAGTTGGCGTTCTCGATCTCCTGGGGAGTCGCCGAGAGCACGACGTAACCACTCAGCACCACGCCAGTGGCGCGGTGCATCAGCCGGAAGGAGGCCATAGCGGGAGATGGTGGAAGCCATTACCAAGGGTGTGATGCCCTGGATTCGACTTTCACATCTCCTTTACATCAGTCCGGTCGCGGGGTGAGAACCCGCATCAGGACTGGGGTACGACGGGAACTTCGACAAAGTCGTGGTCCCGTTGCTCCGCGTCGTAGTCCTCCAGCTCGCCGATGACGGCGCAGGCGGACAGGAGGTGGCCGCAGTTGCGGAAGCGGCTCTTGATCAGAGCCAGCTGGTTGTGGAAGCCATGGGCTTCCTTGCTCACGCGGTTGGTGTTGGCCGGGTTGGCCATTGCCACCCACCGATCGCCGCAGGCGACATCGACTTCGACGAAGATGCCTTTGCCTGTGCCTGGGCGCAGGCGGAAGCGAGCGCCGTTGCAGAAGGCCTCGATGTCATCCTCGCTGTCGCTGATCGCCAGCAGCGCGCCCACCAGGGAGCGGGCGCTGGAGGTGACATAGAGATTGCCGTCGCGGTCGGTGTTCACCGCGTTGATGTTCAGCTCGGCCAGGGTGGGTTCACCATCCAGGCTGGGCTGGTAGAACGCCAGGCGGAGGCGCTGGTCAAAACCAGGACGCCCTTTCTTGGCCTTGCTGATCTGCAGCGCGAGATCGATCGGTGCACCGGCGATCACAGCGCTGTCGATTGACTCCTTGGTCGCGCCGCCATCGGCGGAGACGAACCAGCTCTCCTTGCAGGAGAAGTCGATCTTGTAGCTCAGTGCCGGCTCATTGGGGTTGATAGCCGGGGCGTCGAGTGCCGGCAGGTTGACCGGCATGGCGAGGACGCCAGCTTTGGCATGGGTGAGGTCCAGGCTTTGCTGCTCCTCAACCGGCTCAGGAGCCACGGGCTCGGGAGTCACGGGCTCGGGAGCTACCTCGACGGCAGCACTCTTGCGCGTGCGTCTCTTACGCACCGGTGCTTCCACTGCTTCTGCGATGGGTGCAGCAGCAGTTGTTTCGGTGGCGTTGGTAGTAGCAGTAGCGGCTTGGGTACGTTTCTTGATCGGCATGGTTTATCGGGTCTGAAGCCGTTGCTGGATTGCAAGCGGCAACAGCCCAAGGGCCCCCGGAAGTGGGGGCCGCAGGCGGTTAGTTCAGATGGGGTGCTGACGAGTGGTAGGCCCCGTCGGCATAGGCGGCTTGGCGCCGCTCAAAACCCAGCCGGTCGTACAGGCGGGTGATCACCCGTTCTGTTCTGGCCAGGTCATCGTCGATCTGCTCTGGCGGAACCTCCATCAGCGCCTTGCGGCAGGCGCAGATGAAGCGGATTGCTTGGTTCACCGTGGCCGGGTGATCCAGCAGGGCATCCAGTTGGATGCCTTCAGCCAGGTTGATCAGATCGTCGGGGAGATCAGAGTGGATGACAGCGGTGCTCATGCGTTCACCTCATTGGTGGTGGGTTCTTCTTGAATGGCGATAACGGCCATTCCGTTTAGCTCTTCTGGAGCGAAGGCTTGACTGAGGACACGGCGTAGTGTTCTACGCATTTCATCGTTGTCAGCTCGGAGGTTGGAGAGTTGGCGGTCTTGAACGCGGTTGAAATAGGAATCAGTCTGAAGCTTGAATCTGTCCTGGGCTTCTTCTATGGCGGTGTCGACGAGGCCTCGGATTTCATCGCGGAAGCGAGCGAGGGTTGCATCGGCGATGCGGTTGGTGACGCGGCGCACGATGGTATCCAGCAGCGCGTCAAAGGCTCTTTGCTGGTCGGTGCCGACAGAGCTGCTGACGTCGAATTGATTGACCAGTGTGCAAGCAAGACGCTGCAGGTTGATGTTTTGATGCGCCCGCTCTTCCACGCGGCGCAGTTGCTCGGGAGTCAGCTCCAGCTGCTCCAGCTGCTGCTTGGCCTGGTTGAGCACGGTGCCATAGGCCTCGACAAGGCTTTGCAGCTGGACGATGGTGTCGCCCAGTTGGATGGCATCAGGCGTGAGCGGATTGGAAAGGGTTGAAGTCATGGCCGTGTTGCGAAGGGGTGGGGTGGGGTGGATAAGGATCAGGAGGCCGAGAGCGCAAAACGCCGGCCGTTGAAGAAGACGCTGCTCGCGGTCGTGTTGATCGCTCCATCCAGCAGGTTCTGCAGGACGGTGAGCGTGTAGGCCGCGGCCAGCACATTGGCTGTGATCAACTGCGGGGAGGATGGTGCCTGGGTGGCGCAGCTGCCCTCACGGGGGATGGCGTCCTGGGGTTCCTCGATGTTTGGGAACACCAGGGCGGGGTTGAGGCCAATCGCCTCATCCCCCTGGCGGCCATACCAGAGCACATTGCCGCGGATGGCGGCATCGGGATCCTCCGCGCCGGCATTGCCGGGTGTGATGAAGAGGAAGTCCCGGCTGGATTCTTCCAGCACATCGATGCACAGCTTGCGGGTGGCGTCGTTGTCGACGGCCGCCACCAGCAGGACAGGGCTGGCGTCACGGCGCAGCAGCTTGCGCAGCAGCGCCTTGTCCAGGTAGCTGGGGACAGAGTCCACCGGCAGCCCCTGCTGCTGGCAGAGGGCGGCGAGCCAGTCGGCTTTGTTGACGCCGATCTGGTCAACGCCGATGTGCTGCCGGCTGATGTTGTGTTCTTCAAAGGTGTCACCGTCGATCACGGTGACGGGATGGCGATCGCCCATCGGCGCGGTAGCTGCGTGGTAGTTCAGCAGACGGGCAAGGGCAGGGACGAGGTGTCCGCCGGTGCCGCCGCAGCCGATGACGAGAGTGCGTGCGAGTCGCATGGGATTGGAAGAGGTGAGGGGGTGGGGGATTGGAGGTTGTGCTGACCGAGCAGTACAAAGCGAGCTGCTGTTGTGCCGGTGGCAGCGGTCTGGCCGATCAGCCAGCTGCAGCCACCAGCCAGGGGCGCGGTGGCCCAGCCGGTGAACTGCTGGCCATTGGGCAATGGCAGGGCGTTCACCCACTGGGCGGCAGCGATGGCGAGGCCATCGCCGGTGGTAGCACCGCTAGCCGCCAGCAGCAGGAAGGCGTCGGGCATCGTGGCGGCATCGGCCACCACGAGGGCCAGGCGCTCTTCATCGGCCGTGGGCGGCAGGGCGATGGCGAGCTTGTTTAGCTCATAGGGGGTGGGATCCTCTGCTGCTAGCCGGCAGTTATGTGCAGCGGTGTGCACGTTGAGGAGGTCGTCGTTGGCATTGGCCTGGGCGTAGGCCGCCGCCGCCTCCTCCAGGGACTGGGGCACGGTGTTGCCATTGCCCCAGCAGACGGTCTGGTTGGGGTCAAAGGTGTTCGCCATTCGGCGGGTGTAGGCGACGCTGAAGGCGTCACCGGTGATGCTCAGTTTTTGCAGGTGAGCGGTGAACTCATAGCGCTGAGGTAGGCCGAGGTAGGTGTAACAGGCACCGCTGAGGTAGCGGCGGGTGGTGAACCGTGTCGGGCCGAGGTGAAGCAGTCCGTCATTGATGGTTTCACCAGTGTCTTCGCCGTCCTCGTCCTCGTCCTCGTCTTCGTCTTCGTAGTCCGAGGGGTCAGGTTCGTCGTGGCCGGCCGTGCAGGGCCAGTTGACTTCATCGATGCCATCGCGGTGGCAAGGACAGGGGCTGTCGGCGGTGGCACCACTGAGTCGCCAGTAGTTGCCATCGCCGTCATTCCATTCCATGTCGTCGACGTCGTCCCAGTCCAGGTCACGGTCGGTGCAGTAGTACCGGCAGTTGAAGCAGACATCCCGCTCAAAACAGGCAAAGGCTTCTTCGGTGGCGTCTTCGGAAGGCACCCTGCGGGTGGCACCGATGTGGGTGGCACCGATGTGGACGCGACGGCCGTTGCGGTCGCGGGCTTCATTGGTAGCCCACTCATTCGGCAGCCAGACGCTGATGTCCAGCACCGGCTGGCCATTGTCGTGAGTGAGGCGCTCGGCTGCAGCAGCCAGCGCACCGGTGGGCAGAGGTTCGACATGCAGCCGTGGCGGCTGCTGGGGGGAGAAGGGATTGGTCATGGCTGTTGCGAGGGGGAGGTGGTGAGTTCTTCATTGGCGTCAAGCGCCGCATCCAGCGACACGATTTCATCGATCTTGAAGTCGATGGATTCACGGAGATGGTCCAGGGCAGCAAGCAGGTGGGCGTCCTGGCCCATGGAGAAGGCATCGCGGATCAACCAGTTGATCTGCTCTTCCACATCGGCGGTGTTGATTTCGCCGAAAGTGCTCTTCTCGTAGCTGGGGAACCGGGTGGTATCCCAGTCCGGATCCCAGTCGTCATCCAGCCGTCCGCTGAGGGGTGTGCTAGATGGCCGGCGGTAGTAGCCGTTGCCGGCGTTGGGATCGGTGAAGCCAGCTGAGCGGGTCCACTGCTGGGCGTGGACTGCAGCAGGCCGCCAGGTTTTCAGCTCCACCACCTTGAGGACATCCGGGTGGAAGTCATCGGTGGTGGGGGTGAGATCCGCCACGAGGGGCAGATCAATCAGGAACCGGCGGCCGTTGGCGGTGATCGACGCCTTGTAGGTGTAGTTGCGGGCCGCCAGGGAGATCGAGCCGACGACAATGTGCAAGCCGGGGTCGCCCAGCTCGTACTCGTTATCGGTGCCGCTGAAGAAAGCGGCCATTGTGTTGTGGCTGTGGCTGGAGCCGCAGGGGATCCAGCCATCAGGGGGCCACTGCTCGATCACCTCACCGGTGGTGATGTCGATCGAGCCATCGAAGGATTCAGCGCGGACCGAGCCGCTGCTGACTTCTTGCGGGGGCACCAGGATGCGCCATTGGCTCTTGTCGGTTTCATGCCGCAGGAGACGGCAGGACACCTCCAAGTTGCTGGTGCGGGCCTGGACAAAGTGGAAGCAGAGCTTGACCCAGCGGCTCCAAAGATCCGCTGGAATCGGGGCAATGCCCTCGTTGAGTTCAAAGCCCTGCAGCTGCTCATCAGAGAGCACCACATTGGCCAGGGGGTCATCGGTGGGTGCCAGGAATTGGCCCCAGGCGTTGCGTTTGAGCTGCCAGCAGCCGTGGCGGGCGGTGCGGAGCAGCTCGGAAGTGGATGGTTCAGTCATCGGAGTGGCGTGAGGAAAGAAAAAGCGCCCCGTAGTGGGGCGCAGGGGTTGCAGGGATGGATGGGGTTCAGCCCTTGGATTCGGAGCTGATGGCGCCGCGGTAGACGACGCCGGCTTCCGGGGTGCTGTCGGCATCCACGATGCGGCCAGCAGCCACGAAGCGGCTGATGCGGCTGATGTCACCCAAGTCACCGCTGTAGCTGGCGAACAGTTGCGCGATGGTCTTGCCTTCGGCTTCAGTCATCGGGACGGTGACGCGCTCCTCATTGAGTTGCAGTTCCACCACCTGAGGGGTATTGCTGGTATCAGCAGTGGCGGTGGTGGAGGTGATGGTGGAGGAGAAGTTGAAGTTGAAGAGGCCCATGGTGTGTTGTGAATGAGCAAAGAGATGCAGCACCAGTTGGCTGCACAAAACCAAGGCCCCCGGGGAGGGAACCTTGTTGTGATCAACGAAAAGCTCAGCTTTTAGGGCTGGATTGCTGACGAAACTCCTCATATTCCTCTCGGCTGATGCCGATGGAGGTAAGGAAATCGTCAGAGACGGTGCCGTCGAAGCGAAAGCCGTGCTGGTGGTGCATGGCGTCCAGCAGGGAGTCGGTGAGGCCTTCCATGTGCTTGGTGAGGGACACCAGTTGCGTTAGGAAGAGGGGGAGGATCGTGTCCATGGGACCGCGAACCTTGCCCACCGCCTTGGCGGCGTCTTCTGAGAGGTGGTGCTGAAGAGTCATCACCAGGCACATGACGGCATGCGCCAGGTGTGCCTGTGTTGGGCCCCTGTCTAGCGAGCGGTGGACGAGCAGGGCCAGGAGAAAGCCCATCTCGCTGGGGTGATCCTTGGAGAAGCTCACCTCAGGCAGGGAGCTGCGCCCTTGCAGGAGGCTGGCCAGGTGGGCCTGGCTGATGGCGTCAGGGATGCGATCAGCCATGGACGATCACCGGGCAGGCCTGGAAGCGCAGTTCACGGTGTAGAGCAACCGTGGTGAATGCGAGGCCGGTGATGGTGAGCAGCAGGGCGAGCCAGGACGGCCAGCCCTGCTGCTGTGGCGGGGGTGATTGGGGCTTGGATTTGGCGATGGGGAACAGCTCCAGGCGCCGAGGGGCGCTGGTACTGATTCGTGGTGGCATGGATTGCGGCACTGCTGTGGGTGCGAACGTCAGGTCGTCATCACAGGGCAACCGTAGTCCGTCAGGGGCGGAAACGGAAGGGGGTGATGGACAGCAGTGAAAAGCCCCCGGAGCGCAGGGCTCCAGGGGCGGTAAAGGGGTTGAGGTGGGGTGGGTTAGCGGGTGAGTGCGCGCATCACCCAGCAGTCGCCCCACCAACCGCTGTCCATGATGTTCTTCACGCTGAGGACGACATAGCCGCCCCAGTGGTCAGGTGCGGGCAGGACGCCGGTATTGGTCCAGGCAATGCGGCCGATGTAGCCGCCGTTGCTGGTGATGGAGATGAAGTGGTTCATGGGGATTAGGCCGCGGCGGGGGATTGCTTGGGGGCGGGCAGCAGGCGAGGTGGGTCTGAACTGGGTCGTACCGCGTAAAGCATTCCGGTTGAATGTTTGCGCAGGTATTTAGCCCTGTCATGGGCCAAGCGTTTTGCATTGCTGCCAGCATCGTCGTCGCTTTCACATCGGAAGATTTCATTGCGTCTCCAGTCGGAGACATCACTCCAGTCTTGAGCTTTGCTGTGGTCCTCGCATTCCCATACGCTATAGGCAGGGTTGGGATTGGGATATAGATCGAATGGACTTACGGGGACTTCTGCTGTGACCCAGTAGGTGTCAAATTCGTCTTTTCTGTAGCAGAGATCATTGGGATCTTCAGGAATTCGGCATTCTTCACCGAAGTCTCGGATAGCTTGGTGCAGTCGTTCTTCGATAGTTGGCATTAGATGTCACCGGTAGTTGCCGGAGCAGATGGATTGGAGGATGAGCGGCTGCGTTTGCGCATGCTGCGCTTGGTGCCAGCAGGCGGCGTGTCAGCAGCCGTCAGGACAGGTTGAGGTGAGATAGGGGCAGGGGGAAGGGGAGGTGGGGTGAGGAGATGGGAGCGCAGTTGTGAGAGCCTGCGCTTGTGCCAGTCCTCCTGTTGCAGTTCCTGGCTGAAGGATGCCAGGGCAGCAGAGAACTGATGCACGAGGACGCCGGCTGTGAAGCCAGCGGCGTAGGTGAAGGCGATGGCGATCGCCAGCAGGCGGGCAGTGCGCTCGATGGCCGCGGCCCAGTTGAAAGCAGCGATGTTGCGGGTGATGGATTGAACGGAAGTGGAAGTCATGGGAGGTGAAGGGGGAAGAGGGGGTGGTATGAATGGGGTGCCGCCGGGCGGGATGTAGAGAATGGCCGCGGCGGCAGTAAGGAAGCGCCCCCGTGAGGGAGCGCTGGAGTGCGTGGGATCAGTTGATGTCCAGAAGGAAGAGATCAAGATCCAGGGTGGTGAATGGCATGTGTTGACGCAGCCATTCATCAGCTTCGATCTGTTCATCAGAGCGAAGGATGTCCCATTCGTGGCGAGCTTTGGCGATGAGGCGTGTGAAGGCGTTGCTGTTGGCGTTGTTGACTTGCATTGCTTGATGGCGCAATGGGGCACCAACCCAAGGCCCCCGGGGAGGGAGCCTGATGGGTGGAGGTGATGGTCAGCGCCGGCAGGCAGCTTCCATCACCTGGATGGCCTGGGTGGGGTGATCTTCCAGGGCGTAGGCCTCTGCTTCGATGAGCAGAAGGCGTGAATCACCACGGGTTGAGCCCGTGATGTTGTGGCGCTTGGTGGCGATGGTGCGTGTGGCCATCTCCAGCAGCTGGGTGCCTTGGCCGTGAGCTGCGAGCAGCTGGCCGATGGGCACCATGTCGTTGCTGCCGGTGTGAAGGCCAACGCAGTGTTGAGCGGCGTGAACGGCCTCGTGAGCGAGGGTTTCAGCCAGGAAGGCCGGGCCATTGGAGATGGCGCCCTGGCAGAGTTGGATGGTGCGGGTGGAGAGGATGTAACCACCGGCGCGGGTGCGAGGGCAGTCGCTGCGGATGTCGATGCGGACACCACTGCGAGCTGCCATCTGACCAGCCCATCGGAACCAGGCTTCCGAGGGGTTGGCAAGTGCGGCGGTGGGGAGGAGAGTTGCGCTGAGAGCGCAGATTGTGGTGAGGAGGCGCTTCATTCAGAAGTAGGAGGGGAAGAGTGGGAAGAAGGGATTGATGAAGAGCAGGGGATCGCCATGGGCGATGACGAGTCGGGCGATAGCGCCGATGCCCATGCCGATCAGGAGTGGTTGAAGGAGTGCGCGCATAGGGAGCTGCGAGTGGGCAGCAGCGAAAAGCCCCCGCCATACCCTTTGAGCCAGTGGCTCGGGGTTGATGGCAGGGGCAGGGCGTCGCCAGCGAATGGCTGGCGAGGTGACAGATCAGCCGGGGTTCTGGTCGTCGCTGGGCGACAACGAGTACACCCGTGGCTGGTCAGGGTTGGTGTCGAACGTGCTCAGGCCCGTCGACCGGATGGTGGCCAGCGATGCTGATCTGCGCGGTGCGTTGGCGCGGAGCTTCGGGGACGAGGTGGGTGCAGGGAAGGGGGTTGAGATGTTGAAGGGGTTGGATGCCAGCGGTGGGCTGGCGGAAAGGTATGGAGCACGAGGCGAGAGCGCGATTGCTGAGATGCAGGCGCTCGCTAGTGCGAAGGACGGCCGGCAGCTGAGTCGGGAGGAGGCAGCTGCGCTGCTGTTCCGCGACACGCTGTCGGAGGAATTGCAGCGTGAGGCGCTGCTGAAAGGGATGGAGGCCTACGGGCCAGGGTTGCCGGTGAGCACTGCTGGTCAGGTGATGCAGCAGGTGTTGAGCAACCCGGCCGCGGCCTATGGGTTGCCAGCAGCGGGGATAGGGCTGGCGGCCTGGGGCGTGGCGGATGTGATGAGGGGCCAGCAGCAGGCCGCGAAGGAGTCGCAGCTGCCGCTGGCGTGAGAGGGTTGCGGGGAAGAAAGCGCCCCCGTGAGGGAGCGCTGAGGTGTTGATCAGATGGCCACTTTGCCGTAGTAGGGCAGTTGGCAGATGTGATCGCTGCGGAGGTAGAAGCCCAGGCCGGAGCGCTGGACTTTGCCGGTCTTGTCGTCTTTAGTGACGACGCCGATTTCTGCGCCGATGGAATTGGCGACAGGTGTTTTGGCGGCGTAGAAGACGCCAGCGTCGGCGTAGGTCTGGAGGTCTTCTCGCGCTTGGCCGAAGGCCAGCCGTGCCTCATCAGCGCGGTTGCGCTTGGCGAGTTGCACGGCAGGCGATTCCAGCTGTTGGGTGTCCTGGGCAGGAGCCACAGGAGCCACAGGAGCAGCGGGGGTAGGGGCTTCCACAGGTGCGGTGTTGGCAGTGGAAGCAGTCTTGTTGGACATAGTCCTGAGGGGTGTGCAGGCGCCGATCTCTGCTGAGGCACCCCAACAAGGCCCCCGGGGAGGGAGCCTGCTGGGTTGGGGATGAGATCAGGATGGGAAGAGCGGGAGGAGGCGAAGCTCGTGCATCGGCTCATCAATGAAGTGCATGACTTCGATGCTGAGGCTGGTTGTTAGTCCTTCCAGGTTGAGGATTTCGTTGTCATCGTCGTCAAAGCCGGTGATGACATCGTTATCTCTGAGGGCAACCCAGAAGGAGATGGAGTCCTCGTTGTAGACGGCCTTGTAGAGCGCATAGCGAAGCGCTCGTTCCAGGGAGATGTTGATGTGGGGTTTGGATGTGGACATAGCTGATGGCGATTGCCTGAGAGGCACCAATGCAAGGCCCCCGGGGAGGGAGCCTGCTGGGTGCCTCATTGGTTGATGAGTGAAGCGAGGAGGTGGTGTGCTTCCTCGATGGTGAGGAGATGTGTGGAGCTACCGTCTCGCTTGGAGACGGAGACGTAGTGGCCGAAGAGCGGCCAGTAGAACCGAACGCTGTGGATGTTGAAGCGTTCAGATGATGTGAGTGAGTTGATGCGATCCATGGCTGATTGATGAATGGTTCACCAGCCAATGGCCCCCGGGGAGAGGGGGTGGGAGGAGCCAGCCTGTTATGTGGGGGTTGGAATACACAGGAGATTGGTGATGGGTTGAGGTGAGGGGGTTGCGAATGAAGCGGATGCGGGGCTAGTTTGTGGGGAATTACCCCTCGCAGATAAAAATTGCGATGGGGGTGTTATTGAGAACGGGCAAAGGTGTTGCCCTGTGAATTGAATAGCACTGACATAGCAGAGCGTGGGTACGCACATACGCAAGAAATCAAAGCACTCGTGCTCCCGTGATGTGGTGTGAAGCCACTGCGACGCAGCGAAAGCAGAGCGTCCCGTAGTGCCTTGCAGCCTGTCGGCTTTCACCAAAGGAGCCTTTAGTGCTTTCGGGCGTGAGTGCTTGAGATGCGTGAGTGCGAGTGTGCGTGAGTGCGTTGGTGGTTGGTGCGTTGGTGGTGGGCACGGTGGAACGGTGGTGGTGGGCACGGTGGAACGGTGGTGGTGGGCACGGTGGAACGGTGGTGGTGGGTACGGTGGAACGGTGGTGGTGCGTGCTGCGGAATTGGGTGCCGCAGCGCGTTTCTGTGGTGGGCCACCACGGAAAGGGACTGATGTGACTGCAGTAGCGGCGAAGCCGCTACGCAGGTACAAAAGAAAAAACGCCCCCGAAGGGGCGTGATGAAGTGAGGCCGTGGCTTAGGCCTCGGGTTGGTAGTCCTCCTCCTGTTGGAGAATGACATCTACGACGGTTTGGCCGGTGCCAACCTCGCGGACGAACAGCTTGAGGGCCCAGTGGTGGCCCTCACTGGGGGCTGGTAGGAGTCGCATCAGCTCCTCCTGGTTGGCGTACCGGCCATCGGCTGGCTTCAGTCGGCCTGCGAAAAAGGACTCGTTGCGAGTTTCCCAGGCTGTTCCGATAGAGATACGCGGCTGGTCGACGGTGCTGGTCTTGGCGGTCTTGGTGGTGGACTTGACTGCGCGTGGCATGGTTGCCTGTTGCGTTGGACATAAAACAAAGGCCCCCGGGGAGGGGTTTTTTCGTGGAGTGTCCCCGAAGGGGGGAGGGTAGAGGAACGTAGGGTCGGTATATGATGCAAATTGCACGCGCACGCGAGGGGGTACTAGCGTACTATGGCAAGGCCAAAAGGTAGTCGTAGCCTGGCTTCTCGGCTGATGGCTGGTCGTGTTTCAAGTGCTGGAATCTATGCCTTAGACGGCAAAGGCAAACAGGTTTATGTCCACGCAATGTGGAAAATGCTGTCCGCTACCCAAGGCCGCCTGAGTGTCTACTATGTCGGCTGCGGAAGGCCAGGCCGCTCACAGCAGGTGGATCAGCGGGATAATAATCCCCTGCATCGGGCCTGGCTTGAGCGCAATTGGGTGCCAAGGACACTGCTGTTCGCGCAGCCAAGGCGTCTGGAGCACCTGGACTGGCTTGAGAAAGTGCTGGCTGAGTACGGCTGCACGGAAGGACTCGTCATCTTTGAAACGCCCTTCCTTGCCAATGCGGAAAGGGTCGAGCAGCGCTTGATCGAGATCTACAAGGTCCAAGCCATGGGCACCTTCAACAGCAGGAGTGGCAAGCTGCCAAGCAAGCAGTTCAAGCCCAAGCCCAACCAGGGTGTGCTGCGCCCTCATGTTCAGAGCATCAGGGCACGCCACGCAGCCGGAGAAGCCATCTACAAGATCGCCAGGGATCACGGGGTAGATCCAGCCTCGATTCGTAGCCTGATCAAGGGGCGCAGCTACAAAGACGTGGCCTGATTTTTTTTCAAAAAATTCCGCTCACGCGCACGCGAGGCGGAGTACGGATGTATTAGGGGCATACCGTTGGGATAGCTCGGCGAGGCTCTCATGCAACTGCTGAATACCCTCCGCACACTGCTCTGCTCACTCGTGAAACAGGCAAAAGGCGGCCTCAGTGGCACCATCCGGCAAGAACCCAAGCCCAAGCGGACACGACAAGGTGATGGGCAGCGCTCCAAGGCCTCCCATCGGCGCAAGAAATCCCGCGGTCAAGGGCGCTGATCCAAAGAAAAAGCCCGGGTTGCCCCGGGCTTCGCCCCTCACTGTGTTCATCCGCTCCAAACCCTAGTTCGTCCTTACCCTCACCGCAACCGCTCTGCAGCCCGTGTACGCCCCCGGCGCAACCCCAAACAACTACGCCCAGGCGTCGCCGATCGATCTGCAAAACATCGCCGCAAACCTCTTCATCCCGCCGCCAGCAGGCTCCTACAACGAGCAGCCCGATCCCTTCAACGCTGAACAGTCACAGGGTGACCCGGCTCTCATCCATCAACTCGTCGTCCTCGCGGCCTTCTGCAAAGAACTGGAGCTTCAGGCCCACCTCGTTCACCTCAACTACACCGGGCCCGACTTCCTGCCCCTTCATCAGTTCCTCAAGACCCAGTACCAGCTCCATCAAGAGCAGTTCGACACCCTCGCAGAGTTCGTTCGCACGCAGGGCGCCTTCCTGCCCACCACCAATGCCGGCCTGCGCGCCGCCTTACCCCAGTTCTCAGAGCCGGAATCGCCCGATCCGCTCGCCATGGTCGCCATCTACGCCGAAAACCTCGCCCAGCAAGCCCAGATGGCTCGCAACCTCGATCAATCCGCTGCCACCGAGCGCGCCATTGATGTCCAGAACTACGCCGCTGAACTCGTCGCAGCCGCCAACAAGGCCATCTGGTTCCTCTCGGCCTCCCGCTAACCTCCCATACCCTCCGCTCAGCCTCAAAACGCTGCGGTGATCCTCGCTCCAACCGATTTCGCAGCGTTCTCCCAAGCCACCGGCACCCCCTACCCGGACTCCGCGCAGCAGAAAGCGGCTCTCACGCCCATCGTGTCGGAGTGGAAAAGCCGCCAGCAGGCCGCGGCAGCTGAAAATCGCGGTCCCAATGCCCTCGCAGTAGGTCTTGGCCTTGCCGGCGCCGCCGGCCTGGGTGCGGCGGGTCTTGCGGCCTTCAATGCCCTGCGTCGTAAAGGCCTCGATGACGCCACCGCAGCGCAAATCGCTAAGGAAACCGAAGTCGCCGCAGCTACTGCAGCAACTGGGGGCGGCAGCACCGCTCCAATCCCCGCACGCGACAGCGATCTCACCACCGCACGGCCGCAGTTTGGCCCCAATGGGCCCATCCTCCGCGCTGATGGCGTCCCCTCTGCCGTGCTCCAGGACTCAACAGCCGCCGGCAGCACTCGCGGCACCTCCACCGCACGGCAGGCCGGTCAGTACCGCGCTCGTTCCAGCACCGGCTTCCACGATCCCGCCACCGCGCTCCTCGATACCCCCGAAAAGCGCGATGCCTTCCTGCAGGAAGTCGCTCGCGTCCATGGCCAAGACTCCGACACCTTCAAACGCACCCTCCAGTCCATCCGCGCCATGGAGGTCATCGCCCCCAGCGATGACACCGTCAAGCCGAAATCCCTCATCGAGCACCTCAGCCCCCAGGATCGCTACGGCACCACCACTGCAAGGGAAGCAGGCGCCGCGGGAAAAACCATCTCCACCTCCCGCACCAAAAACAACACCAGCGCCCAGGACGGCTACATCAGCCGTGATCAGCGTCCCCAATTCCAAGCACTCACCTACGACAACAACGGCGATCTCCGCACCCTGCTCAATGCAGCAGCAGACAACTCGCCCTCTGATCGCGGTGCCACCCTCGCCAACAGCACCACCATCTTCGATCCCAGTTTCAACGCCAACGACTCCGATCTCAACGCCATCCCCACGCCCACTCGCGGCGACATCGAAGGCTCTTACCGCTCAGTCACCGGCATCGATCCATCCAAGGCCTCGCTCTTCTACGAGGACTCCGATCACTCCCTCAAGCCCTACATCGGTGGTGAACCCATCTACGGCCAGGCCGATCGCAATGGCAATCGCCCCGTCATCTACACCGGTCGCCGCTCCGATGGCTCGCCCATCACCATCACCCATCTCCGTGAATTGCCCACGGATGATCTCGCCTTCTACGAGCGCACCGGTGAAACCCATCCGGCCCTGGACATCGACAACCCGGTCCTGCAGAAAGCCGCCGCCGCACGCCGGCAGCTGATCACAGAGGCGGTCCCCGCTGCTCAGCAACCCCGTCAGGGGACGGCCGATCAGCCGCTTCCTGACGGAATGGAGTGGGCGCCCCCCCTGCTGGAAGCCGCCGCACGCCGCCACGCCGCTAACGGTGCACCGCACGAGCGCACCCGCCGGCCCACTGACGCCGAAGTCGAGCAGCAACTTGGCCTCAAGCCCGGTGAACTCGCCAAGCTCACCGACATCCGCCACAACGCCCAGGAGAAGCCCGATCGCCGTACCTCGGATCGGGAAGATCAAGGCATCAAGGGGATGCTGGAAGATCTCAGTCCTTCCGGCAAACGCTTCTACGACGGCGTTCGCCGTGATGAAGGCGCTGAAGACAACAATGTCTACGCCTCGGTCAGTGGAGAGTGGAAGGACAACCCCGAGCGCTACATCGCCGCTGATACCGATGGCGATCTGAAGCTCGACACCTCAATCCCCCAGCGCTACTGGGCTCCTGATGCCCCCACCCTGATCGATGACTCCGGCTTCCAGTCCGAAGTGCTCCGCGGATCACCCGCACTCCTGGCTGGCGAGCGCCTCTGGCGCGCTGTCAGGGATCACCGGCATCAAACCGGCATCAAGCTGCCACCTGCGGAAACCCTCAGTCAGTGGGCTACCTCCCTCGCACAGCAGCACGGCACCGATCCAACCTCTGTCATCAAAGCCGCCTTTGGCACAGTCGGCCTGCAGGGGCCCAAGCCTGAACCCGCGTTCCACCGTGTCCCCGGTGTCCGCGGCGGCACCTCCGCACGCGCTCTCGCTGCTGGCACCGGCGATGCCCTCGATCGCGTCTACACCTCCCTCGGCATGCACGCCGGCGCCGATCACTGGACGCTTGATTCCCTCGTCCGCAACGGTCAGATCAAGCAGGCCGCAGAAGCGCTCGCCAATGAACTCCCCGATCTGGCGGATGTCTTTGGCACCTACATGCCCAGCCTCAAGGCCGATGAGCGCCTCAATGTCGTCGCCGAAGGCCTCTCCGCTGGCCTCAAGGATCTCTCCACCGCCGTCGCCAAGTACCCCGAGCAAGCCGCCTCCTTCGGCATCGGCAAAGGCGCTGGTGGCTTTGGCGTAGACGGCTTCCTCAAGTCCTATGTCCGCGACTGGGTTGTCACCCGCGGCCTGCAGCTCGATCCCTCCGGTCAACCCACCTATCGCGTCCCCGCCGACGCCTTCGATCTCATCGCCCTCGATGCCAGCGAGCGCGGCCGGCCCGTCATTGAAGAACTCCAGTCGCGTGTCGACGGCAGCCCCAATGGCATCACCGCCGCGCTGCGCATCGATCGCCTCGTCTCCTCGGCGCAAAGCACCAAGGAGGGCGATCCCAACACCAACGCCACGCGCTTCGCGCAGTTCGTCTTCGACGCGCCCGACGGCGAGCTGCTCTCCACCGCCCTTCAGCAGGAAAGCCCCGCCGACATCCGCCTTGGCTTCGCCTCCCGCATGCAGGACGACGCCACCACCGGCTACTACAACGGCAACCCCGCGGACGCCGACATCACCGATCGCATCGCCTCCTACGGCACCCTCGATCGGCCCAACAAGATCCTCGCCGCACGCCGCAGCGGCACCGACACCAAGGCCGACAACTTCTCCACCGTCGCCAATCAGGTGGTCAAGCAGCAAGCCTGGCTGTCGCAGAACGCCGAGGCCCTGGAGCACGAGCGCACCAACCTCAACCGCGGCCTCATCACCACACCATCCGGCCCCATCTCCGTTGGTCGCGGCCTCGTCATCTCCACCGGTCAGCGCGGTGCCTTCATCGCTGGTGACACCGCCGGCGTTCACACCAACTTCCGCGAGGAAACCTTCAACGATGAAGGCGGTGTCCCCCTGGATCGCCAGGACGACATCCGCCGCGAAGACTCCTTCCTGCCGCAGGACTCGGGCGATGTCGAATCGGATCTCGACATCCAGCGCCCCAGTCGTTCGCTCACCGGCGGCCTGGTCACGGGCAACGCCCGCGGTGAAGTACCAGGCCTCACCGCTCAAGGTTTCGCCTTCGCCCCTGCCTCTCCCGCAGAAGTCACAGCTCGCCAGTACGCCGGCAGCAAGCTCTTCTTCAAGAGCCTCGGTGATCGCTCCCTCAATGCCGATGCCACCTTCCGTCACGGCACTGGCGCACTGCCGGCCAGCGAAGCCTTTGAACCTCGTCGCAACCTGCGCGCCTACCTCGCCGAACAGGCTCAGAGCCGCAGCGCTCAGGCACGCACCGATGCCTTCTTCGCGGAAAGCCCCAACGCCCGCTTCCGCACCCTCCTCTCCGGTGGTCAGCTGGAGCGCAACCCCGCTGCTACCGGTGACAGCCGAGCAGGTGGCGGTCGCTGGAGTGTTGTCTGGGATCCATCTGGTGAACCCGTCAACGCCAAGCGTGATCTCACCACCGGCGCACTCCCATCACATCTCCAATCCAAGCGCGTCTCCCTGCTCTCCCCGGCTGAGCGCCTGGAAGCCGGCCTGCCCCTGGCGCCTCCACCTGGCTCCGGTATGGATCCCCACGGCACCTACGGCCAGAAGGGTGTCCAGACCGCTCTGCGGCCACCGGCGGATCCCTACGCCGGCCTCTCCATCACCCCCCGCACTGAAGTGCCCCAGGTCGGCAGCGCTCAAACCGCTGCCTCCCTTGATGGCGCCATCGCCTCCCGCAGTGCCGGCCGCGGCGAGGGCTTCCTCGATGACAGCAACCGCCGCGATGCCATCGCCTTGGCCACCGGCTATGTCGATGCCGTGCGCAAAGCCAATGCGCAGATGAGCAGTACTGCGCCCATTCCCGCTCCCCGCGTCAACGGCATCCCGCAGATCATCGATGAAGGGCAAACCGGTGGCGTCGGCCGCCGCGGCAGCACCTTCACCCAGCAGCCCATCACCCAAGCTGTGGGCAGTCAGGAGCTTGTCGATCTCAGCTCCGCCCCCAGCGGTTCTCTCTCCCAAGAGAACCTCGATCGCCTCAATACCCTCCGCCAAGAGATGGAGGCTGCCGTGCCAGCTGGGCCCACTTCAGCCGAGCGCCAAGCCGCTAAAGCATCCATCACCGGCGACTACTGGGATGCCGTTGTCAGCCGCGGCGGTTTCCGGCCCACCAAGACCGGCAGCCTCAACCTCAATGGCAAACCAGAGTTCACCGATCCATCTGATGCCACCATCGCCGGGCGGGTGAACTTCCTGCGCAAGGAACTCCCTCGCCGCGCTGAACGCCATCAAGAGGCCGTCACCGCTGGCACCGCTGCTGATCACTGGGATTCGATCCGTCGCCGAGGCA